TGAGCGATTACCCAATGCTCATTTCCAATAAATTACACTCTTTTCGTAACTTCATATTCACAAAAGTCCGTTATGCAATACGTTTCAAAATAACACTCACAAATGATTTGGTTCCATTCGGTATCACTACTAAAACTATTCCGTGAGTATCCGTAAGCTTGCATTAATTCAAGCCGTTCTTTCTCGTCTATGTCATCAATATTAATATCACCGGAGCACCAGAGCCGCCCGTTGGAGATAAATTCCTTTACTTCCGAGACAACTGAAGATAAACGGATCAGATCTTCCGGATAACCACACAGCATGTCGTAAATGATTCGCTCGGTAGAGCCCGATTCCGGTAACAGCTTGTCGTGACAACAGTTTGGCTCACAATACCAGAACTCCTTATCGGAAAGAGGCAGGCAGAACTGGAGCGTATCGGGGTCGGTAAATTGGATGTCAGGATTGAGTAGGTTTTTCAATTTAAATAGAGTGTTAGATTTTTGTGATCGAATAAATAGCACGTTTAGTCCGATGGCTGCCTTGCCACCAAATAAAACAGCTTTTAAGATGCGTTGGCAAACTAAACAAGTAATTGTGATTATAATTACACCAAGCGTATTACCTCCTTTATTACATTCTCACCTTTCCAAGGTTTATTGGAAAGGATATCTTTGATGTTTTGATAATGTTCCATATACCGGAAGTAATCAGTGTTACGGTAGCTGAAACTTTCTATTTTTTGCTCTTTGCCCCTGGCTTCCCTTAACAATTCGTCATCAACGCATCCCATGTGAATGCCGTCGGCTTCAATCTTGCGGACCATTTCCACTATTTCAGAGAACAGCTTGTTTGTCTGTTCAACAGCCATGTGATAGGATGGGTACAGGGCACGGATAACCGGCAGGAATTTAGAGACTCCTTTCAGCTTTACTTTCCCGGAGTCTTTTGCTTCTTTTTTGAGTTTACGAAACAGCCGTTCTACTTCTGACAATGGGATTTCCGTCGCTCTGCGAGCACATAAAAAGATGGTGTGCGGACAAGCGATCTCTACTTTACTGTCTGTGATTTCATAAACAACCCCCTCAACCAAGGGGTGTTGCAGATATTGATTTCTTTCCATTTATATTGTTTGTTTTTTATGGCTTCTGATAAGAGTGTTTATTTCTTTGGCCATCTTTTTTGTTTTAAATTTCTTGTATTATTTTCTTTGCCTTCTTAGCTTTTCTTACTTCAAAGGCGTTCAATCTCCGGAAGTAAAAAGTGCCGGAAGTGTCCGAGCAATCCGGCAGCTTTCTACATAATGCTTTCTTTTTAAAGCCAACGCAGTAGCTGCATTGGTAATCTACGACTTTGCATACTTCCAGAATCAAGTCGTTCATGGACAATAGCTGGCCTTCAACCATATCATATCATGTATTTAAAGGTTGTAAAAAAAGATAACAGCTTTACAGACAACGATTTTCTTTCTGTTACTTGTGCCATAAGCTACGCGTATTATTGTTTTATATTACTTGTCAGGATAGAATTCTTTTTCATTCTCGTAATACCATGCGGTAAACAGTTGTTTGGCAGGATTCATTTTCAGCCTGCCTTTGTAGTGATAGCTGAAGAACTCGTGGATCATGTCATATTCATAACCTATATCCATCAAGGCGTTTTCCAGCAACCGGACAAGTCCGTCACGATGTTTCCCCATATTCCGCTTCTTCTCCTTCCTGGGTAATCTTGTGCGGCCACCCGGACGTTTGCGGATACGTCCTTCCGTCCGCTTGAGCATACGGGCAAACTTGCGTCTCTGTTTGTAGAGTTCTTCATCAGTCAGTCTGATGTCTCTAAGCGCGGAGTAATACTTGCCGTTAAGTTCGAAGCAGAAACGGTAAATGTTGCGGTAATAAGCTTCACCAACGAAAAAACTGCCGGAGCGCTGTCTTTTGGGAGGGACACAGCCCAGCAAATCCCAAAACTTATGTTCGGTAATTTCTTCAAAGGGCGTCTGGAGAGATGTCTGATACTTGATTATCATTGCATGGATTTCTTCAACGGTTACTGTGGTCAGCCACGGAGTTTTATGGCGCTCCCGCAACATATCAAGGGTTTCCCCCTTATCGTAGTCGCTATGTATTCCGTCTGACATAGATGTTATAACAGCCCCTGTGAAACGGAAAGGATTCACTACATATCTGAATGTTTCATTTACTTCTTTTGCCATAGATTCTTTATGTATTAACCTGTTATAGATTCTTTCGGTGTTTTCATTGTGGAGAAGACAATTTTGTCATGGCCCTCATGATGGAATTCGGCTTTCATGCCGAAAGCTTCGGCGTCACAGCTAATTGAGCAGAGATCCCAGATGGACAGCGGGGCATTGCACGTGATGACGGTATTGTTCTCTGAGATTGTAGGGCTCTTGTCTCTTAATGCGGCTCCGTTACAAATTCCTCTGAGGATTACACCCCGTTGATGGGTAGTGAGTTCTTTATCCATAAGCTATACTGTCATTATAAAGCGGACATAATGCTCTTGGTCATTAAACCTCTCGTCATTGACCAATTCGGCAAATTCGTCCGGTGTATATTTGCTTACATTATACGCCTCGTTATCTTGGAGTTCCCAAGCTTTGAGAATTTCCTCATCTGATGCATCACGCCCCAGGTGTTCGAAGTGCCAGACAAAAGCGTGTAACTTCAGCACGTCCTTTTCTGATGTGATAGCAGACACTATACCTTCCAGCTTTTCAATTTCCCGGTATACAGCAGAAGCTTTTTCATAGGTTTCGGTCAATTCCGCCCATTCAATAGCATCGTGTACCTCACTGTAAGCATATTGTAAGTTCGACAATTGCTCGTGAATTTGTTTTTTTATTTCACTCATTTATATAAGCCAGTTATAGATTCTTCAGATTTAATCCTTCCAGTGCTCTTTTGGTGGCATACATCGCATTAGGGGTTATTACCCGCTGCCATGCCCCATTACTCGGGGCCCAATTGAACGAGAAGTCACGGTTGAGCCTGTTGAGCATTGTGTAGTCCGGTTTCTCATCAAAGAAAATCTGGATACGCTTTATCTCATAATTCAGTACTACCTTGCCACCGTCAAAAGGACATTCCTTGTTCCCCATGCCGGCAAGCTTTTCCTGTTTCTCTTTTATCTTGCGTGCTACTTCGGAGAGTTGAAAGAACTTATGTCGTTCGGTGATGATCGGCTTCTTTTCCCTTGCGTTCCACTCCCGAATGTATGCCAGCGCCTTGTCTACAATCTCCACTTCACCGTGAGAGGCAAACGTACTGACCTTGTTATAGATGCTGGAGACGAACAAAGCTTTGGAAGAACATCTGTTTACACCGGTGTTGATTTCATGGATGGTGGCCGCGCTACTGCCAATAACATTGCGCAGCCTTTTCCAGTCTTCGTTCTTCTTCTGCTCTTTCGGTTTCCCTGCTTCAAGACGTTTGGCAATAGCTTTCAAAGCACGTTCGCGCCACTCGGAGAATTCGCTCGACCGTTTCTGGTAAGACTCGTTCGCTTTTTCATTCCTTCGGTGATTGAAGTTTGCGGCACCCGTAACGAATGTGCTTGCACACCGGGAACCGGCGGAAAGCATGGCGGAATAATACTGTTTGAAGTTTTGAATATATTGCTCATGCTCACCTTCCGGCATCTTCATCAGATCATCGTGAAGCATCTTTTCGTAAGAGACAATGGAATCTTCGCCGAGTATGTCCGGGTCCTGGGAGGTATTGCGATACGCATCTTGCGCCTGTTGCCAGTAACATCCCAGGTAATCGGGGTGATGGAACTCCACGGCTTCCCATTGCGGATAGTTGTCTTTATACACCGGAGTGACGGCACTGCCTTCTCCTATGGTATGCAGGTGGTTGCGGAAGCCTGATCGCTGTCCTCTGTAATTAAACTGGGAAGGTTCGCTTTGCGGGTTATCTACAGGGCGAACGGTTTTAACGCGGTGCGCGTTTTGGACGGTTAATAAGACTGGTTGATTCATTGTTGTGCTTTTTGATTATTTTACGTTATTTTCACTTTGAGCCTTTAATGCTTGTTTTGCTTCCCATGCTTTTTGCGCTCTTTGCATTCTCTTTTTTTTGGGCATTTTTTTACATGTCTGACAATAGGCGATAAAGCCCTGTGAGTCATATTCTTCTCTTGTGATAGGTTCACCACAACATTCGCACACATAAGTTACACTCATATTCTTATCATTTTATAGTTAGTAATTTCTTTTATTTGTTGTTAAAGCCGGAGCTGGGGATTTGAAAAAACAGGATGTGACTACCAACGGGAGCATGGCTTTATTCATTCGATGTAATGCCTCCTGTAAGGATGCTCATCTTGTGTTCACTGAGATGAGCATCGTTTGTGGAGGCAGCTACTAAATAGTTTGGTCCGTCACATTACGCTTGCCAAGCTATAGAAAAGTTTATGGTCTATTTTTTATGCCATTCCGCCATCTTCTTTTTGATGTCGATGTTGTTATCACTTAGCATCTTCTTCAAGACTGCCAGCAAACGCCATCCTTCGCCATTCGCATACATCATTGCCTTAATCTGGATGAAATCAAGAGACTGAGGTTTGTCCAAACGGTTTCCGCCGTCATCAACAGCTACGCATCCATGGAAGCGGATAAGGTTCTGCATGGTAAAGAACGCCCCAGCACCCTTGTAGGCATCCACCCATGACTTGCTCTGTGCGGTACCGGACGGCATCTTGATGCGCATATCATTGAAGCTTTTGGCGGCATTGTAAAGCTGGGCGGCATTCTTCGCTTGTCTGATGCGTGCCATTGCCATATCGAGTGGGTAATACAGTTTGATTGCCAAATCCGACACAAAAATATTGCGGTTGCATATACGTTTGTAAGGAATTCCTTTACATTTCCTGACTTTCAAAGCATCGATGCGCTCTTTTAGTTGTTCCGTATACTCCTTTGCTATACCCACCACTACACCGACATTGAACCAGCGGTTACGATCTGCAAAATTTTCAAGGTCTCTGCCTTCCATTTTCGTTTGAGCATATAGCTCGTTCATCAGCATCTTCCATTGATACTCATAGCCTAAGCGATGTATCATCTCGGTCACGCCTAACGGTTCTTTGGAACCATGTCTTGTATAGGACATCATGTAGAACATTTGTGCCATCACACAACGGCGGAACAGGCGGCGGTTAGGAACGGTACCCTGAGAGATAATTAGGTTGAAAATAGGGTCATTGTCATCCAACATGACAAGCTTGCCGTCCTTGTTGGATGCGATACATTCACCACCATTCGCTCCCCGCATGGCGAATAAAGAACTGACATCCACACCGGCATTGCGTAGCGCCTCGATGCGCTCCTCCGCTTTTTCGGATAGTTTGGCAGGTGCAGTCTTTTTTTCGACGACTGCGGGAAAGATAACTCCCCGGCCCGAGTCTTTACCGATCACTGTTGCCACAGTTGTAAATCCGTTTTTCACAATAGCGAACTCCGTGCCGCACTCGGGACACAACACCTTAGTCTCTTTCGTTTCTCTGGTTGCTTTTGTTCTTTTGGTTGCTTTGGTTTCTTTTTTCTTGTTGTTCATTTTCTAATTATTAAACGGTTAATTGTTATTAGGTTCTATCCAGTTTCTAAGTATCACAAGGTCCTTGTCCTCACTGCTCTGCCAGAACCACTTGCCCATCTTTTCCGGGTTCCATTTGATTCCATTAATTATCTGGCAAAGGATATACAGCTCCAGTTCGATTTGTGCCTTGTCCCGGCGTTCACCGAAAAGCATAGCGTCGTCGTTCAGGCTCTTTTCAGGCAATGCCATGAAGTACCGACATGACTTGCTTTCGCTCCGTTCAGAAGGAACTGAATGCTTGTAGATGCAGTAGAGTTCTTCCACATTGGCAAGAAACTCACCCTCACTGCAACATGGCACGCCCAGTTCGTCCTCATACTTGCCATTTTGTATGATAGGTTTGCCGTTTAGTTTCAGGCTTCGGGAACGGAAATCAATCTTGAAGCTTGCGCCACCTTCGACGGCTTGAATGGCTTTCTGATAGATACATTGAAATTCATTGTTACTGTTATTGTCCATATTTTCTCGGTTATCAATTTTATTAATTATTACACTCAAAGTCACGGCGCATTACTTTATAAATCTGATGAATACAGGATGTACTGTATCCTGGAACCTCGGTTATAACCAGGTGCCAGGATACAAATGAAATACTGTATGCTAAATCTGACTCCTTGTGCAATACTTGGTTGCGCTACCATACCTTTACCTTTTCTTTTTTCAGTCTCATTAGGTTGGCACATTACTTTACTGATTCGATATGACCAGCCATTCTACTGGCGGACCTGAGCTACCATCTTGCTAGAAGATGGTAAAGGTCAGGTCCCCAGTAGTTTCAGGCCGGGCCATTAAAGCCCTAATCTTGACTGGATGCTTTGTGCTAAGTTTACTTTTATTTGTGATTCTCAAAATACCGGCACATCTCTTTAAATATTTGATGTATGCCGTAGCTGGAAGCCGTAACGGCGCCGGCGGAGTGCTCAGTAGAGAGTTCCGTCGGCTCCAAGGAGGCTTATTGTACACGGCATACTAAATATTATCCCTTGAACCACACTCTTTTTTTATTTTTCTTTTTTTGTGCTAAAAAGAGAAAGCTCTCATAACAGTGACACATTGCTTTACACTCTTGATATTGCCCGCGTTCACAGCTCGTAAAGAGTCTGAAGGCGGTGGGTAACACGGCCTTCAAGACTCTGCATGAGCTGGATTCCGTACGCGGGATATTTAATTGTTGTTCCTTGAGCTTCACTGATGTGTTTCAGTACTATGATGTCAAGCAAGCGACACATGGCTTTAGTTACTTGATATTTTCAGGAATGAACCAGAACTTGAGCAGAGATCAACCGGTAGTTAAACCGGATTGATCTCGTATAAATTCTGGTATGCTATGCCTGAAACATTAAATGTTTTGCTCCTTCATCATTCCGCCGTGTGTTCGGTAAGTTTCTATAATGTTCCTATAATGATGCGACCAGCGTGTTATACACGGCACGTCTTGTTAATATTGCGTTCTGCATGCAGACAATGGTCAGGTAACCAGGGATGTCGCTGTCAGTCTTGCTCCGGTTGGCTTTCACGTTACGCCCCAGCCCTCGAACTATACAACCGTCTTGCTTCGTTTTGACATATCCCAAGCCGCCTACCTTGCGCTTTCCAGTCTGCACCGCTCTCAGACAGTCCATCGCGAACTTATTCAGTTCATCAAGGTCTTTCCTCACGTTGCACACCGGAAGTATCTGCGTAGCCCAACTAAATTCCCCATTACCTTTGTAGAGGTAGCGGTTCACAGCGTTGATGGCTTTTGCCGGCGTTATGCCCGGCTTGCGGATTGTGCGTTTCTCTATCTCATGTTGAAACGTTTTGATGCGGCTGGAGGATAACGAGATCATGCTACCTTTGATGCTGAACCCAAGAAACTTGAACCACGTGTCCATAGTCAAATATTCAACCTTCTTCGGGTTTAGCTTCATCGTCTTCTCTTCCAACCGCCTCTGGAGCACGCTCATGGCTTTTCCGTATTCTTTCCCGACGAATAACATGTCGTCCGAGTATCGTGTATAGAAACCATCCATTTGAGACAGTTCTTCGTCAAGGTCATACAGCAATACATCGGCCAACCAGCTTGCCACAGCGCATCCTTGCTTGAGGGACTGGTATTGACGCAGGAGATTGTTATCCTCATCGAAGTAAAAATCACAGTGGTAATATTTCCGCAGCACGTCAATCAGTACGGAATGGCCATGCTGTGCTTCCACCTTGTCGAACGCTTCGTCTATGTATTGAATAGGTACGCTATCGAAATATTTGCTGAGGTCTGACTTCCAGCCCAGGTATCCGTCTTTTTCAGTGGCTACCATTTTATTACTAACTTCGATCACGACCTTACCACACCCAATCTTTGTTTGGTAAGATTTACACGAGACATGAACCATATCCGGCATCAAGTCAAACAGTAAGTCATTGGCGATGCTTAATATCACCCGGTCAATAGGTTCATTCACGTAAACCGTGCGGAACTCACCGTTTTCTTTTGGTATCTGGGCGGTGTGGGGAGGTGAAATCTCATACTTACCCTTCCTCATGGCATCAGCGATTGCCAGGCGGGTGTTTTCATCGGTCAACAATATAAGCTGGTCTTTTCGGATATCCTTACCTACACCTTTCTCTATGGCTTTCGTCCATCGGTCAATATCGAAGAACATCTGTAAAACCTTATCAATCTTGTCTGGCATAATCCGTAGTGTTGGTTTCTTTTGTAATATCACTCTTGTCTAAGACTATTCTCACTCCATTGGCCATCCCCAAATGCCTTAAATACACTTCGTCGGGATAAATATGTCTTTCATCGCCACCGTGTATTTTCATGGTATGGGAGCCGTCTATTTGAATATCGGTCCGGCCATATCCTGACGGAAATTTTTCACCAGCGAATACGAGCCTTTCAATATGGGTATGAGCGTCCGACACACATACTATATGGCATCCGTCTGTTCGGAGAAGGTGTTTATATTCCGGCTTCATCCGTTTCTCTTTGCACTCTTCAAGTTCTGTGGCAATATCAACATCACGACCTAAGTTTCTGCCTTTATAAATCGGAGAGGATAATTCATAATATCTTTGGGTGTTATTAGTTGATACCAATTTTGCTTTAATTTCTTTCATTTTTCACTTATTATTCGTTATTTCATAATATCTCGAAGCTTTGTATGTGACAATGTCCTTCTGGTTAGATTCCTTTTTGCATATTGCTTTGATTATGTTAATATTCCCATCCTTTGCGTATCTTATTAGCGTTTGGTAATGTGGAACGCCGTACCCATTTATTCCGGCCTTTCTTGACACTTCTTCTGTATATCATAGTAGAACGCCTGTTCTTTTTCTCGAAGTAGCTTTCAAGTTGCTCTAAATTTTTCTTATAACTCATTCCTGATTTATTTTTATTTAGTTTGTCTCCAGATGTAGAATAATGTAATAAACCAGATAACATTGCATATCCGGCTGGTAATTAAAAGGACACGCTCCAATCTTCGATGTAGTTTATATACATAAAACCGTTGAAAATCACTCATGGGCTTATTGGCTTCTAGTCTTTTTATAGATTTCCGGTATATTATCGTTTCCACGATGCCGATACAGCTGGTGATAATCCATATTATACTTATCAATATATAGAAGTTGTTCATTTTCGTATTGGTTTACATTGTACATCCTTGTTATTCCAAAATCTGTTCAAAGCTATTTATCTCTGTCACGATGAAATCCTCGCCGCCAAAGGTTGCCAGCGATTTGAGTCCGTTCAGGGAGTGGCAATAGTAAAACATGTCGTCATCCTCGCCGGTATCTCCTGAGAGCTGGATTTTTACATCATAGTTATCGTTCGTATCCTTCCATACGATGTGGCAGTTGGCATAATGAGGCTCCTTGCCGTTATTCTTGACGAACTCATCAAACTTTTTCTGCATTTCCACCTGTATCTCGTCCGTGTCGGATATGATGATTCCTGTCTTGCAGTTCTCGCACCAACCATACAGGAATGATTCGTCGGTGTAATTCCGAAACTCCTTAGTGTTGGGATTTATCATGGCTTCACAGGAAACATCCGTGCCGCCGCATCTTGTGCATATTACATTCATACTCTTTTTTGTATTATTTGTTTATATGTTAATTATCAGCGCTATTGCTATCATCGCTGCCATCAATCCCTCTCAGGTATGATTTAGGCAGAATCCTCACTATACCGATAAGATATTCGATATTTCTATTCCCGTAGTAACCGCTCATATCGAAGCGGTAGACAGGCGTTTTAGGGCGTCCATTTTTACCATCCAGACGAAAACAGGAAGGCAGCTTCTTTTTATCCTTGAATAAAATGCCACAAGCCTCTTGTGCGTCATACTTGTAATTTCTCATCAGATAATCAATGTCAGACAATACCTGCAAAGTCTCTTTGTTTTCTTTCAGGAAGAGCATTACTTTTTGTGTGCTATTCCCGTTCTGCCATTCTTGAAATTTGCAGGGTGTTCCCCTTTGGATAGAGGCGGCACGTTTCAACAGTTCTTCCTTATAGTCTCCCTCAAAATGATACGTACATTTATACCCGTATTCATTTATCCTTTCAGTAACATATATATTATGATTGTTAGCCGTATACCGGGTGCGTCCAACCTTCCCGCTTCCGGAAATTACGGCAGTGTCTAATATGCTTGCCAGTTCTTTCTTTAAAGACATTTTACTTCTCATCGTATATTCCTTTCTGCGCTTATTAGTAAATCCTTACATCATAGTCCCTGAAATAGTATTCCAGTTCTTTTAGTCCTTCCAGGCTGTGTAGGACATCCTTTCCGGTCACTGAGATATCTACAGATGCACTGTGCTCTTTTTGTACATCAACCTCTGAGGTGTCGAAAATTCTTTTCACGTATTCGGCAATATCAGAGGTGCTCAGGTTATTCTTCACGATATTAAGTACCATTTGTTAATTTTTTAAGTTCTAATTTATACGTTGTCACTCAGCATTCCTTCGCGGACAGACCCATATTTCATGCCATACTGAGGCAGGCGTAACGCGGCCCGGCGGGTGAATAAGGTTTCACCGGTCCCATAACCTCTTTCAGATTTCCTTTCGGCGGCACATTCTCAAAGGGTTTGCATCGAAAACTAAGCCCTGCGCAATATTTTTCGTCACGTAAAGCAGCAATTTACTGTTGTTTTACCGCCTGCCATTTGTAGCGGATAATTCAGAAAGGAAGCCTACTTCAATTCCAGTCTGCAACCCCTTTTCAATAGATTCTTCCAGCTTTTCCTCACTTTCAATCAGAGCTTCGGACCCGTCATTGTATAAGGTGTAGAGGGACATGGTATCAGCCTTGTATAGCTTGCGTGCCTGTTCACGGTCTACCACCAGCCAGACAAAGCCGTCCGCGCATATTTTGGTTTTCTGTTCCATCTTTTTTGTTTTTAGTTGCTCTTAGTCTGCCAATTCTTGAAGGCTGGTGAAGTCTATCTCCATTTTTAGTTCTCCAGTCTCAAGCTCTTTGCCGATTGACTGGAGTACTTTCCCCAACATCACCGGGAATCTACGGGCATATTCTTTCCGCAGTTCTTCGGCACCCATCGAGCGGAGTGATTCCGGCAGATCTTTTCTTGGTATCTCACCATTCAGGAACCTAAGAACATCATCCAGTTCCTCGTACTCTTCATCCTCCGCATAGTCTTGAATCCAAAGCCAGGAATCTTCTTTGCCTGCAAATTCGGCAAGTGGTTCATATACATCTACTTTCATATTGTTAATCTGAATTTAAGGGTGATTCTGTTCTTAATAGCTTGACCATCTTATCTGCACACTGGAATACCCGTTTACATAGATATCCGTCATCTTGTTTATCTAACAGGATGTAATCTTTAGAACAGAAACCTTGCAGTGCCGCTTTGGCAAGTTCAAATCTCCGTTGCTCCCAGAACGCTTCAACTTTGTGGCAGTTTTCCGGCGAGCATGAGCCGCTGCCATCGTTCAGGTGGCAGCCACTACAATCAATAACTGGTACTGGTATCATATTTTCGCTTTTTTATTTTGCTCATTTGATTGCTACCTTACTTTTTGGCTTGCTTGTAATCTTACGTAAGCTGCCATATAAGGGATGGACGCTCCGTTTCTTACGACCGAATGCCATTTCCTTCATGACTACTTTGTATATATTGTCGAAGTCACCCTTCTTCAAGCGTGGGAAGAAGTCCGCATAGATAGCCTCGAATACACTAAGCTTGCCGTCCGGGTTCATGGAGAAGAAACTTCTCATTCTATCTTTTGCCTCTGCGCGTTGGTTCCGGGTGCAAGCTTCGGCAGCTTCCTTGATTGCCGTTGAAGGTTTGTTTTTCTTCTTCTGTGTGTTTGGCTCGGTATACCGCATTTGTGATTGCTTTTGCGAACAAGCGGGAAAAGTATCGGAGAAAAAATCGGATATGTAATCCCGACGCTGGGGACGTACTTCCTTATGGGTATATACTTCACGGCAATTCTCAACGATATGTTCCACAAGCGCGAGGCACTTCTTCAGATCGGCTATGTTTGTCATTTCGTGGGGAGTGTGCGGGTAATAATAACCGCATGAGATGTTAGCGCATGATATTTCCAGTCCTCTTTGGCGTAAGGTCTGGACATCAGTTTGCATCCCGCGTTCTTCCATATATCCATGCTCCCCGAGGGAAGCATCTTTTATAAACTGGGATGAACAAAGAGGATTGCCGTAGATGTTACTGATAAAGTCGCTGTTTCCTTTGCGGTCGCATTGGAGTACGAACCGGCAGTCATCGAAGAACTTCATGTCCGCCTGACGACTGCCGATGCACCCTTGTTCCTCACCAACAAAGAATACACATTTTAGGTTATCGAATTTCTCTAAGCATTTCAGACATACCCAAATGCCGTTCTTATCATCAGCCCCGATACCGTTGAACTCCCGTTTCTCACTGTTGAAGCCAATAATGAACTCATCCTTGACAATCAGGACTTCGTAACCCTTTTCCCTTGCCTCATGTACTTCGTCCAGATGGGCGGCAATGCACGGGTAGGTATCAGCGTTGCCTTTGGTGGCATAGATATTACCTGTTTCGTCTACGGTAAAGGTTACGCCGAGGTCCGTCAATCTTTGGGAAACGAACACGATCATATCTTTTTCCTGATGCGTGCGGGCTGAGATGCCATATAGTTCTTTCAATAATTCCATGATGTATGTATTTTTATTTATTGTTGGTGAGGATTCTTAATTTAACTGAATTGTAGGGAACTAGCCTGCTATGAACAGTTTGGCGATTTGTAGGTTAAGTTCCAGATGTGCGGACGGTCTGCCTTTCTCGAAGAAGCTGGCAGGATATTTCACGTCGTTGTAGCTCTTAACTTTATCCATCAGCATATCACCGAATATGGTTTTTGTGATAAGTCTTTTTCTGCATGTATCACACAAGTATTCACTATCGGTATGCACATCACCGCAGTTTGGGCAGATATACCTGCATTGGCTGGCGACGCCGGAAGTTTGTTGGCAAGAAGCCACACATCTTTCTGTAGACTGGTTGGATAATTGTACTTTGCCGTCTTCAGTAATATTCACATAACAGAAAGTATCCAGGTAGGGCGTTCCTTTCTTATGCCATTTGGATGCAGGTACGCAAATATTCAGGTTCTGGTCTATTCTATCGCCTACCTCCATATCCACGCCCTCTATGGGGTTTAACACGGTAAACTGTATTCTATGGGAGTAATCGTTATGTGTCTTTCTCAGGTTGATGCCGTTTTTCCGGGCATATTGGTATATCAGCTTCATCACAAAAGAGTGAGAATAGTACACCCGGTCTAATACGGACACTTCTTTTTCTTCACCATCAAACTTTCCGACTGCCTTCTTCCAAACGATGGCTCGTCCCAGAACATTGTTTTCCCCGTCTCTGGCGACAAGGACGCTTGCACCGGCAAAGTTGGAGTAGAAATCCCCCAGTCTGTATACCAAATGAGAATATCTCATGCAGGAATTATGCAACACGCTGTTGTCACCATATTGGGCGAATGGAACATAGTTGTCAGCAATATAGGCATCAATGAAATCGTTCATCTTGTCGTACACCTTAATCTCCACCTTGCTGCTGACACAGATAGCGTTTGAGAAGTATTCAATGTCTTCACTGGAATAATCAGGCAAGTCCTTGAAATAGCTGATGAAAGTGGACGGCTCCAACTTGGTTCTGTTTTCCTCAAACCACGGCGCACGGGGATTCAGTCTGTCCGGGAAGTTCTCATTGTTCAGGTCTTTGGTACACGCCGACAATATAATCTTCATTTTGGTATATTCACCGGCATTGCTTTTTACTCGTTTGGAATTGAAGTAGTTGGCTGTACCACGGATAACTTCCGTCACATCCTTGTTTTGTCTGAGTATTTCCAGGATGTCTGTTGCAATTACACTACCGTTGATTGATGCGAAATTAAGACGTGCTTTCAGCTCGTCATTTACGATTGTCTTCATACTTGTTTGATTTTAATTATTAATTGGTGATTATTATTGTTGATTTCTTGTTATTTATGATTCAGTAATTCCTTGAGCAGTTTCGCCTCCGGGGAACGAAAAACTTTGAGAGCCGCCTTGAGTTTGTCCGGCTTATCCCGGTAATAGTCGGTAAAATAGGCAATCTGACGTTTCTTTACCAGAGCGTATTTCTTTTGGATAATCGCTTCGATGGGGACATACAGGCAATCACCTTCTTGATTCACCTCCAGATAAATTTCATACCCTTTCCGGTGGTAGCTTATCGGAAAGATTTTAAACTTCGACTCACGCACCACATATTTCTTTGTCGTCGTGATTGGTAAGTCATACCTTGCCGTGCGGAACGTCATGTTGCCATACTCCGCGATAATTTGGGCAAGCGTCATGTCCATCACCTGCAACTCAACCGCCCTTTCCGTTGTAAAATCAGGGTGAAGGAATATTTCTGGGTATCGCTTTTCAAGAAAGTAGCGGATAATTTTACTTTCCACTTCGCTGGTATGCTGAGATGACACCACATAGGCAGAGTAGTTGGTGTAGTAGGCATTGTAATATTTGTCAAATTCTTCACGCACTGCTGCATTTTCCATAACAAGCATACCACAATGATAGCCTTTCGGATCAAAATATTCGATTTCAAATAGTTGCTCGTTCTTCAAATTTAGATCGTAACATGCAGTAAGATATTCATCAGGCGTAACATTCAGCATCTCGCCAAGTTCTTTAATGGCTGGGAGAAGGTGAACATAGGTTTCGTTTACCAGTCCGAGCGAGCCGATGTCAAGTCTGACATGACTCACGAAGTTACAGTGAGCTTTAGTATCGTACAGTTTCATGCGTTTATTATCAGTTTAATTGGTTATTATTGGTTTTAGCTTATTTTCTCATCGTTTGTCAGGGATAGGTGTACGTCGCCACAATTTCGGTGACACTGCGCGTTATGTTTAATATTCATTAACAAATGAAGTTGTTGTGCCTACTTAGTAGGGATCAGAAAGGGATATCGTGGTAACCCACCCAATTGCCGTCCTTGTCGTAGTTGAGCGGGAACAGGCTCTTCTGACATTCAAGGCACATACCCGATATGATTGTCTCACGTTCAGGCATAGTCAGATACGGGAAGCAGTTCTGCGCCGGACTACGCCCTTTTATTCGTTTGTTGTAGTCTTCTTCACGCACATAGATTACAGTGACTTCGCCACACTGGTGGCAAAGCCGTTCTACAGGATAATTTCTTTCCATGTTATATCGTTTTTGGTAATAGTTGTTACTCGCTTTTATCACCACCATCACTCCCGCCAAACAGGAGGATAACACCGGGGCATAGCTCACACAGTTAAGTGTGATTGAAGCGGTCCTACCGCACTATGCTCTATCCGTGTTATGAAGTGGAAGTGGCATCCTCACGACGCCAAGAAGTATATTGAAGTAAATTAGAAGTTAAAGGAATGAATTGTAATCATATTTCACAAAACAAGACACAAGAATAACGTCATCGTGTCCTCATGTGGTATATTTCGCTCTTCACCGTGCAGCCGTGTTTGTCCAGGGTGAAGCGGTTTACTTGCAGGAATTTTATCGGTACAAGCTTCACCACGGTACGCCCGTCCATTTCACCGCACGTGGCTGTTACGTCACCGATGCGGTTAAGGGCGTCACACTTCTGGCGTACCGATTCTATGTCTTCCCGGCACAATATTCCGACGTAATCCGCCTGAACATCGACGTGGAACACGTCATAGAACAGGACATTATTCACCCTATACTTCACCGTGTTCACGCCCAGATATTTCTGGCGCGAGTGTATGTTGAATGTGTTAGGTTTTTCTTTACACGAACGTTTGACACGTCCAAGCTGGGAGATGTAGTCTCCCACGCAATATGTTTTGTAATCCATGATAGCTTATTATTGTTGTTTGCACACACCGGAGGAATCGAACCTCCGGGCTATGCCGCACCACCGGATAAGAGGTATCCGGTATGTTCACCATGTGTGGGTATGGGGGAAGTTGGAGGATTTATGCTGCTTCCTCCAGTTGGGTAGTTGATTTTTCTGCAACATTCGGAACCTCTGAGACGGATACTTGAACACTTTTAACTTTCTTGTTCTTTCCGTTCTCTTTTCCGGTTTGTTTCCCGGCTTGTTTTCCGGTTGCTTCTTCTTTCGCCAGTTCAGCAAGACGTTTTGATACATGGATGTCAATGCTCCGCATCATCCAGGCACTATCAGCTATTTTATAACAGTGCGCTTTCAGTGCTTTGAGTGTTACAAAATCTTCGCGAGTCTTTGACTTAGGGGTAAGTCCCACTTTCCCTTCGACCAAATCCAAATTGTCATCGGCTGTGTCAAATACTTTTTTTCCTGCAAGGTACATTTGTACGTCGAAGCGGTCTAAGTTTCTAAACAAGTTACCGCATTTGAGGTCTTTGTTTGCGTACTCATCAATCGTGAACTTCATAAGCCATGTATTGAAAAATGTTGCTCTCCATGCGTTTTTGCACTCGTCCACTGTCGGAATAGCTTTTGCCGCATAAAGTTGGACACGTTTCAGCACAATATATCTGTCTCTTTTTCTGTCACGTAAAACCACGTTTGATAACGGGTAGGCTTCGACAAAAGACATGAATTGTACGGTGGTTAATACACTTACGTTCTGAGAATCCACATTGTTAGCGTTCGTTGAAACTGTTGAAGTTGAAGCGATTGCTGTTGATGTTGTTGCTTTCATAATAGTACAGTTTTTTACTTTGGCGACATTACCAAAGCATATTTGTTCATAAGGAAAGAGTCGAACTTTCCTCATGAATCGTCGTACTATGTACGTTGTATCAGGATAGCGTAAATTATGATACTCTGCAATTGAAAACTGAAATATATTTTACGTCCGTTTACAGAGTAACGGAAAAACGAACGTATAAAAATACATTCAGCCAAACGAAACGGATTATTCAATAAGCGAACGTTTCGTTTTATGTGAGTGATATTCAAATCAGCTTACTACGGTTTCAGCCTCACAATGCAAAGTACTTATCTTTGCGCTTGACTCTCTACAAAGTTCTTTATTCGTCCCGTCTCGTTTCCGTTTTGGATAAAGAACCTTTTCAAGTCGATAGTAAAAAAGTAAAAGAACGAATTGTTTGTCTTTTCAGACTGTTTGTTTTGTCCTCTCTCGTTTCCGTTTGAGAACACAACAACAAAACGAAATAAAATTGATACGAACAAACAAAAAGAGAAATATTTTTTAGAACTATCGAAGGTAAACCCCTTAAAATGAAGGTTGTACGCTTACGCGCGAGGGTAAAAGGATAAACAGTTGAATATCAATCAATTAAAACAAAAGAAAAATTCATTGATTTTTTTGTTTTTTGCCTACCTGGGAAATTTGAACGAAAATGTTTATATTTCAAATTGAAACTTGTTTTAAAATATAATATAATAAACTGTTAATAAGTAATTTAACATTTTATTCTGTGTTCACAAATCAATCTATAATAGTAAATTTAGGCTTGTTTTTCTATTTCCACTTACAATTTAATACTAATAAAGTATGTCAATCCTTACTTTATGACAAAGTAAGGATTGTAACTATTTGATTATAAGTAATATAATAAATTTAAAAAGAGCAGGGTGGGTATTGGAGCTACTGCGGATACCATACGCGCTCTATGGGGAATTTCCCAAATCCGACTTTAGTAATAATTTTAAGAAGATAGATGGAAAATGAAGTGTTAAATCGTATCAATACTGAAGGAGTGGACAGCGGTGCTGGGAAATGATACAATCGTTATAGAAAGGCATTTATAGTTTGACAAGAGATAAACTGTCTATCCCTGTACTATTTATATGGAAACCAATAATCCGGCTCTTAATTATTGATAGAACTGAAAGTGGGAGTTGAGATGCTAAAATACTCTGCCCAACTGATGTTGACTAAGTCGTAAGAGAAAGGTAACCTTTACAGCGAAAGGGATTTGCGGTTACTATATATATAAATAAGTGTAAAGGCTATCAATTTAATACTGCTTGTTATATTGCAAGGAAATGGCTACAAAGTATTGATAAGTTCGTTGTTGTCCCTTTTTCGTTGTGTTTAACTATCAATTAATACTAAGTCCGTTTTATGTAAAAAAATAAATAATATTTTTCTTGGTGAGTGAAAACCTGATTTTTCTTCCTTATCAATAATCTTTTTTTTATTATTCGTATATTTGGAATATATTTATTCTTGGATAAATACAACATTTACCAATAGGAACAACATTCACTAACATATAATAATATGGAAAATATTAATGATATTATTCAAAGATACGATGAATCAGGACGGTCGTTAGTCGAATCGCACTATGTTATTTCCAAAGATATTTTGATAGCATCCGCTTCACTGTTAGGCATTTTAATTTCCCTAACCAATACTACTAATGACTGTTACTGGGCTCGTGTATTTTTTGTTTTATCCCTAGTGCTATTGTCCCTAGGAATACTGATGATTGGTGTTGCAATGTTCAGTAAATTGTCGACTGAAAGATATCGCTTAAGCCGTACTATGTGGATATTAAATTGTATCAAAGATAATGTAGAATATTCGGAACCGAATTATAAAAAAAGAAGAATTTCATTTTATACAGCCTTAATAGCTGGAATTATTCTTATTATATCTTCCATGGTGACGTTAGTTGTTTTCATTGCCATCAGGAATGAGATTTTCAATTATCCAAGCTCTGGTTTATATGCATAGCCTTTACATGCAATGTTATTCATTTAATCACAGTTTATAGTTAATCAGCCGCTATACATATTTGTGCAGCGATAAGGTGATGCATTAGTAATCCATGTTAATTCTCTTAAAAACAAGGCTGATTCAGCATGTATTGAGTGGATAATGCTATATCCTATCTTCAATATTTAGGATTAACTCCATTAGATATGTCCCAAAATTATGATCTAACTGAATTTTATCAACCCCCCATTGTAATGCTCCTAATGTACTTCCTCCGTTATTTGTAAGATTTAAACCAAACATCTCTACATATTCATTTGCAATATCCATAATGTACAGGTTCTTATTAAACCACTGAGAACCAAGTTTAGGAGTAACATTATCAACCTCTACATACCAAGGCCACCTCTCATCATCATTACCTGAATAGATGGGCTCTTCGCTGGTCACTTTGAATACGGATATTATTTTTCGAGAACCAACACCATAAGAAATAAGGTAATCTCCATTTCTTACAGCTTTCGGGCGTTTTTTGCAAAAATACTGTTCTTCTTCTTTTGAATAATCGCCATCATAGATGGGTTCGTCTGTTGAACCAATGGGTTTAATAAATATACGTGTATCCGAATCTAAATCTACTTTAAAAATATGTGGGATTATAAGGTCGTTTATATTTATACATGGTTTTTCTTGAGTTTGTTTTGGATGTTTCTTTTTGTATTCATCAAGTTTTAAGCTAATATCTTGAATGACATCTGCTGTCAATTGATAATGAATAGTAGAGTTGATATTTTGTTCTAAATGATCTATTGCAGACGTATCAGACAAGCAACATCCCCATTCATGGTTTCGGCTTAATCCATTGTGAGTGATATTGGCAGATGTAATTATAGCATTTTGGTTAGTGTTCCCGTTTTTAAATAGATAGACTTTCCCATGAAGACGATCATTAATGAATATCTTATTGTTTATATTCAGCTTTTTAGCTTCACTTTGAAAGGATTGCAAAGAGGGGATTTTATTCATTGCTTCTTCATTTCGAAGTGTCGTGATGAGCGTTATTGATTGAATGCTGCTATGTGAGACGAACTTATCAAAAAAGTATTTGAAGTTACCAAAACAGAATGGACTGACAATAACAATCTCATCCGAAATCGAGGCTAGTTTCTCAAATTCAGCATGATGATTATTTTCTGTAGTATTGTCAATAATATACATAATGAGCCAAAGTTTTCACAAAGTTAATAAATCCGCCTATACTTTCACCATCTAATTGATAAAAGTAATGAGCAGAGTACCTATAAAATACCTGCAAAGTGTCAAGTCAGTGTTGAACAAGAAACAGATCAGATAGATTTCGTAATGGATTCGATAGATTTCGATGCTACGCTTAAGATGTCGAGTACAGAACAAAAAAAGGCGATTGGAACGAGAAGGTATATACATCCGTTTGGCGAGGCGACAATCTGCTTTTAAATAAAGGATATTTTGAGAGGTAAAAAGGAAGACGAATCGGTACAGATTGCCTCCCTTCTCCATGATTAGATACAACAATTAGCGTCGGTTATATCTATTAATCTTTTTTGTTGCTTTCGTCTTTTGCCTTTCGATAAAGGCTTCGATCATACCTCTTCTTCTCAGGAAATATTTGATTCCTTTCGGTGTTACATAAACGGTTGGGCCGAATTCGGTGGTTGAACTGGGATAACGTGTCTCAAGTATCCGCATCTTTGTTGATCTTCTCGTCGGGAAGTTGCGATCAGTTTCTCTTTTCTTATAAACGTATTTGTTTTCCCGGAGAAATTCATAAAGTTGGTTCCTGCCGATGTCACATCCGTTACTAACCAGAAAGTCTGAAAATATGGTGACTGGGATGCTGTCTGTGTTGCGGCGAACGGATTTTCCAAACTCAGCGTCCGGGACGAGTTCTTCCACTTTATTTTCCAGCTCCTTGATTTTTTTACCGAACAGCATTTTCTCTTGTTTGTTCAAAGATACAACGCCCTTTTTTAGAAGTTCCTTGATTTTGTCGTTGCACCAGATTCCAAATTCCGGTGACAGCCACCGGGCGAACTCCAATGCAAGGTCCTCGTTCATCCAAGTACCGGGACTTTTACCACCATAGGTAACCTTCAGTAATTCAGCCAAGTCAATTATTCTCGACTTGGAAAGTGCCTTTACAAAATTTTTCGCTTGATTGGTATGCAACCAATATGAAGGCTTCTTCTGCCTGCCAAAAGGTTTCGCCATCTCTGTGGCATTGACCATCACATTCCTACCTTCCGCAAGAAATGTAACTTTTGTGTTTTCATACTTGAAAATCACTTCGCTTGTAATCATAATAGAATTGATTTAGCTATTATACAAAAAATCTGCGCTATGGGCGATAATACACCCATGACTATCAATCAATTAATTTTGCCTTATTGAGCCGGAAATTTCTGTCTCTTTGCCGATGCTGGCGTTCACATAGAAAAACAGTTTCTTGCCATCAATGTGAGGTTTGTAAACTTCAAACCCAATTTGTTTTGCATACTTACCCACGCTTGATCTGGTTGCTAATTTTCCGGTTTCAGACTCGAAATACTCTGCCATTTCACCATACGTCATTCTTTTCTTTAATTCCATTGTCTTGTTCTATATTTAAGTTAGTACTAAGGGTTTCTCAAGTATAGGGAAGCGTACTTCGAAAAAGTTGGTCTAAGAATGGAATATTATTGTTTATAAATACAAAGAATGGAGTAGGTCGGATTTAAAAACTTGTCGTGTCTATTTCGGAGGTAGTATTATGAATCATTGATTTATTGAAACTTCCCAATAATTACTATATTATAGTTTATCACCCTCTTTTCCCAATAGTCCAGGAAGGTCGTAACCGAATTCATCCCCTAATTTCGTATCAGATTCCGGTTCAGTTACGTCTTAAACTGGTTAAGAAATAAATTTACTTATTTTTGTCTATAAATAGATTGGCTGTTTATTATCAATACAACCCATGACACATCATATTTCCTAAATCGTTTTGGGGGAGTAAAGCTACTCTAAAAGATATTTTGAACGTGCTCTGAAAAGACCTTGAATTGTCCTTCGTTCGGCATTATGCTCCTCGATTCTTGTATTCTTTCCGGAGTGAACATCTTTAACCGCCGGGGGGTATTGATAAGTCTTCTTTGACTAATCTGCTGAAAATCAAATATGTATTCTTGTTTTTGCGGGCCTTTTTTTAATATATTTGTATACGCTTCGAGGACATAAGTTGTTATGCCCTTGAAACGTCATACTCTTCATTTTGTTGTTTTAAGGGCCGTATTTCACTTTTATACGTCAAATGGATGTCCACATCGTTTTATGATGTAAAACCTAAAAGAGCGCACAAGAAGTGCCAAATACAGCATTCTTTCACTATGGGTTTATCTCGATATTTTCCTGTACTCGTTTTCTGCCATATTTTTGACATTCTTTTCTTGGCAAACAAAATCTTAGAGAATAGCTCACGACGTATGAGTAAATGCGGCACAGTACTTTTAGGATATCGTTAGGTTGTTGATAGGAGTTTGTAAGAAGGTTAAATAGCTGCATCATAATGGAATAGCACATTCATAGTATAATGTTATCGAATAGGAAATTAAGAAAAAAGCGACTGAAAGGAGCTTTTTCAGTAAGAGAGATAGAAGTATGGGGCTACTTGAGCGAAGCGAAAGTAGATTCATACTTCTATCATCCCCCTACGGAGTAGTAAGTACTTGCAAACATTATAAGTTGCTAAAAAATAGATACTTACTTTCGACTTTATTGTATTAGAATCCTATAGTTACCAATGATACAAATATTAGACTATAGGGTTTTATTATTAGTAATACACTTATTCCCAGTAAAATAAAGCAAGATACAGCTTGTTCTAGGTTGATTATGTAAGTTACACATAGGATGTATGCTTCAAAGTATTTTAGGAGCAAGATATACTTTGGATTTATTCAGTGTTTAGTAATATCCAACCTACAAGTAAAGGGTGAAAGAAAAAAAAGAAGGTAAGAAAAGAAAATATATAAAAGAAAAGAAACGAAGAAAACAAAGAAACATTCCCCTCCTTCCAGTTCCCCTTTTTGCTTAAAAAGGAAAAAACGGGAAAGATACTTTGAAGTCCTTGAGGGAAAACAAAAATATCATCTCTTTCCTCTCATCTCAATTCAACCCAAAGAACTTAAATACTACCTTTCCAGAGCAAACTTTATAAGATCTCGGAAGAACCCATAATCCGAGTATCATCGAGTCTCTTCCTTAAGTTGCCTTTCGTCAAGTTATTAGGTTTGGATGAGCTTATACTTAATAAATATGAGCAACAATATCAATACATATATGTGTATATAGAATTAATCTTTACAATAGCTTAAAGGGATAATATGTTTTATCTTAATTAAATAATATAATCGGGATATATTATCTACCTTTGCACACTATTAAATCAATTATATAACATGAATAGAACTCGCATTAAAATTGCTGTTTTTTTATCCGGTATACTACTGTTAGTATCAAGTTGCGTAAATGAGGCACATGATAGCGCAAAACAAATCGTAGAAAAATTTCTTAAAGAATATTCTGATTATTCCTGCGGCAGGCTTCCTTTTGGGACCACCCTAAATTTACTTATCAAAGATTTATATCCCGATTTAGCAGATGAAATAATCCTCATGGATGAATCGGAAAAATCCGCTTATTGGATTCGGGTTGATAAATATGAAATAACAGATGTCGAAGACAAAGGCACTCGTATTATAGTCACTACAGAGTGTATTACCCCTGATTTACGAAAAGAAACGGTCACTTTCTCTTTCGATAAAGAGTCAATTACTTCATTAAAAGAAAAAACTCCAATCGAAAGCAGCAAAGGATTATTGGAATATAAAAAAAATAAACTCTTCAAATACTACACACCTTATTTTGACGAAACTTCCGTCAGAACGGATATAAAAGCCTTAAAGCGAGTGCAAAAGGCAAGCGATTCTGAAATTTTTAGTTGGGCTACATTAAAAGTGGGTTTTGAAATTATTGAACAAAGGATATTGAAAAGTAATTCAAGAAATATATCAGGTTATGTAAAACTAAAAAATACCACAGAATATGATATTATGGATATAGATTTAGTGGTTCGGTTATATGATGTTCCTGATGCCAGAAATAGTGATAAGAGAATTATAAAAGAGACAAGAGTACCTGTCTCACTTGCCCCAAAAAATGAAAACACTTATATAGAGTGGTCTGTACCAATGGTTAGCGGAGCTATGAGTTGCAATATTTTTATTGATTATAATAGCTTTTATCTAAAATATTTAATTGTCATGCGGACTTATCAGGACATGGGACTTCAAGGTCCTGATCTAATGGAGTTTGAAGCTATGTTGCAATAGTAATCAAAAATTCCCCGGTCATAATTGAAGAATGATCGGGGAACTATACTGATTCAAGCACAGGCTATTTGGAGGTATTCGCTTTCATTATCTCCCTTATTCTGGCACCACACCAGTTACCAGCTTCGGGTGATAGCCATGTTATATAAGCCACCGCCACCTCGGGAAACATCCACGTACCGTTAATGACACCACCCCGGCGCACAATGACAAGCGACTCCATGCGTATCCTCCTTGTTCCGGAAACCTGCCTGACAAGCTCCTTGGCCTTTTTGGTAGCCAGCCAGCGACACGGTTGCCAGGCCCTGCCGAAGTTTTTGCCTATCTCGCTGACACATATCAGCACGGTTCTTTCACCGACTCCATCGGGACCCGTATCCCGTTGAAGTCCAATATCCTTAGTTCAGCCATGGCCCTAATCACAGGATATGGTTCCGTCACTGATAAGCTCGTTCAGCTTTTCCGCGAACCAGTTCGCCAGATTTTCATTTGCCCATCTCAGGTATTCTATCGCCACAAAGGCTTCGAACCATAGTTCGATACTGCCGTCCATCTTGCGCACCTCATGCACGAGTTTGTCCGGCCTGCATCCCATCTGTTTGCAGGTAAGGTCCAGAAATTCCTTCACGCTTTTCTTATTCATCCATGCTTTCGGCTGCATATCCTTTCTTAATGATTCAGCCACCTTTGCCACGTCCAGCATCAGCTTGTTATCTTCGATATCCATCTCGAAACGGACACCTCTGTCTTCTATCAAATTCAGTTTCATATTCCTATATATAATGTGTTGATAATAGAATGCCCCGCAGCCCTCGAAGAGACTATAAGGGCATCCTTGTTTATTTCCCGATGATGTTGAACCTCTCGAATATCCTCAAAATCAAGGGTACATTCTTCTCGTTCAGCCACTCACGGGCTACGTTCCAGGCAAGCGACTTGGAAAAGTCGAAACTCTCTTCCGTCAGGGTGTGGTGGGAAAGCCGCCCTTCCGTTGGCTTGAGTCCCCGGTCATGCAATTCACAAAGCCCGCCCTGAAAGAAGACACAACCGTCGGGAGTCTGCGTCACCTGCACCATGGGTACGGGGAACGGCAATTTTCCCAATATCATTCCCACGCCCCATGCTGTCACTGCCAGCTTGTCCTTGTATCCGGCTTCGATTAGCGCCCAGATGTCCTGCGGTGTACCCAGGCACGGGGCACGCTTGCATTGGTTCTGGCAGGAAGCGCACCGGCAAGACACGGGTTCACGTCCGGTTATCCTGATGATTTTCTCCGTCGTTGTTTCCGATATATCATTCATACTATCTGTTTACTTAAGATGTTTCCTGTTCCAAAGCTCGATGATAAACTCCCGTCCGTCTTGTGTCCAGCGGCGTGCGCCGCCCATCTTGTACGACTTTCCTTTGGCGTTTGTCCAATAGTACGGTACTTCACACTGGAGTGTAGAATGGAACCCCGGTACTACCCATTGTCCTTTTTCCTTTCGGATAATCCCCTCATCCTCAAGGAACCGGTTGAGCATACTGGGCGTTACCTGTAACTCATCGGCAATAGTGGTTGTCTTGAACCAGTCCCTATCTTCGATGAAACGGTTGTAGAATTCCACTTTGTGCCGACTCTCTGCCAGTTGTTTCTGTTGGTTGGCCGCAAGCAACAAGGCTTCCTCGAAAGTCTTTGGAACCGGAAAAGCTTCCGCAGGCACATCCGTTTGCTCACCACGCCGATGATGGACGGCTGATGCGTTGTCCAAGGAAATGACGCCATGTGTCATCAGGTCACCGATACGTTCGTTGCACCAAATAGAGAATTCAGGAGACAGTTCCCGGGCATATTCGACCGCCAGCTCTTCCTGCATCCATGTCCCGCCGGCTGTTCCCCGATTGGTGATGACCTGTTCATCCAGGGAAACTGACTTCCCTTCATTGACAAGGGAATGGCGGAAGCGTTTCGTGGAAGCCTTGTGCAGCCATTCCGCCGGCTGTACATCGAAGCATCTTGCCATGTTGGTGGCATTTATCATCGCCTTGCCGTTCGCCGTTTTGAATGTTACAGGATAATCCCCGTAGTTGAACACCACCGGCATCTCTTTCAGGACCGCTTCGATATCCCTGTCCAGTCTGCCTGCCCATGTCTCCAGTTCCCCACAAAGCTTTCTCATCTGCGAGTTTTCTTTCTTCACCAGATGTACGAGCTTGCGTATGTCACGGGGGACGATAGCCCACAGCGGCTTGACGCCCGTCAGGAAGACTATCTTCGTTGCGGACGGGCACAGGCCCATTGCTTCCTTCGTCTCCATCATAACGGGACGTTTGATTATCTTACACAGGTCATACAGGCACAGCCATACGCGCCCGTCCTCTCTCGCTATCCTGACGGGGCGGTTTCTAAACTCAACCTCGTCATATTTCAGTTGTTTGTCATTCATTTCCTATTTCCTTTCTTCTTTGTTTTGGGGGGATTTAGCTTTTCTGCAATGGCCTGATATTTTTTCGCCATTACTTTGCGGCTGTGGTAAGCTCTTTTCTCACCACAGAGTTTGTCGTACTCGGCCAGTTTAAGATTATTCCAGTCTTCGTCCTCCAGTTTGACGTTACTGTTTTCGCGTCTGTAATAAAAACCTCCTGCGGAGATATATTTGCCTGAACAAGCGAACGAAACCGACTGCGGCTTGACGAAACTCAATTTGGACGCAGCCTGCATGGAGCCGACTCTAGACACAAATCTCCCGGTCCCGTCGAAAATCAGCACCCTTTGGGCTGACTTAAACGAGTTATTACCCATTTTCTTTTCTATTAAATTATAGTTGTTCCTTCGATAATCGGTCCTTAGCCATCAGGATTAAGAAGGTATCCGATAGGACGATACCCCTGAGTAACATGTCTGACGTACGTTCCATCATATACACCCCGAAAGCGGGGTCGATGTAAGCGACGAACAGCAGGGCTAAGGCATAATCAATTAATTGGTGCCCGTTCGGGGCGGTGATGAACATATCTTCATCGGAAAGTGAATATGCGTCACGGACGGCATCAATCCAGTGCGCGAACGCCATCCTGAAACCTTGTATGGAATGTACGCCGGGATCACCTTTGTTCTTGATGTAAAGAAACGCGTCAAAATACTCGCATCCGTCTCCCCGCACCGTAAACAACAGTTCGGGAAATTCCCGGTAGCGAATTTCATACCGGGAAAAGTCAGATTTTACATTACTCATAATTGTTGAAATTATTGTTAAAAAATAACATTCTACAAATATATCTCTTTACCCGATAAAAAAATCATCTTATAATTTGCTGGATTCTGATTACAAAGGTATTTAAAATGATATTTCCGGACTTTTAAACGTTGTTTTCACACCTGATTTACTGTAAATATAATTCCCCGCTTAAAACACTGATTTACCTGTCGTATTTACAAAATCTCCCTATCAATACTCATTTTGTAAAGAAAACTTTCAAGACTATTCTATCCCTATACCTTGTTAAATAACTCTAAATCTATGCATGTAAACACAGAAGGCTCGTTTAACCGCGAGTTATTGGAAAGCATCTTCCGCACCTCGAAGAAAACCATTCAGGAATATGTGCGCGAAATCGAGCGCAACAACCGGTACAAATCTGTCCGGGCAAACGTGGTACAGGGCACGGTGCTGGACGACCGCAGCCGTTTGATTGACCTTTACGACGCCTGCCTGCAACAGGATGCCCATATCCGCTCGGTACTGGAAACGTTGGAGTCGCAAATCCTTGGTGACCGCTATATGCTGGCCCGCATGAACGAGAAAGGAAAGTATGTCAAGGACGTGGAAGAGACGCGTAAAATCCAGGGCACCCAGTTCGACAAGATCATTCGGGGTATCGTGGAAGCCAAACTCTATGGTTACACCTTGCTTGAAATCATGCCGGAGATTGATTCCCGCACGGGAAAGCTGGCGGAGGTAAACATTGTCGAAAGACGTAACGTGCTTCCGGAACAACGTACGGTCGTCAAGCGGCAGGGTATCTGGCTCCCGAACTGGAGTCTGGACTCTAAGACCTACTGGAGGAACTACATCCTTATCAACTCCGGGGACCTGGGGCTGTTCTCGGCAACTACGCCCTTGATACTTGCCAAGAAGTTCACCGTGGCGAACTACGTAAATTTCAGCCACACCTACGGGCAGCCTATCATTGTGGGAAAGAGTGTGTCGGAAAGTAATACCGACCGTAAAAGGTTAGCGAATGAGATTGCCAATGCCGCCCAGAACAAGGTTGTCGTGACAGGACTGGAAGACGAAATCGAAATCAAGGCTTTCACCATGTCCAACTCCGAGAAGATTTACACCAGCCTGATCGAGTTCGTCAATAAAGAGGTGTCTAATTTAATCTTAGGTTCCGAATCCATGGCTGGCGGGATGCAGAGCTATGTCGGTTCCACCAAGGCGCATCAGGACATTTTTCGGGAACGCATCGAGGTGTACCGTCGTTTTATAGAGAACGTGTTCAACGAAGAGGTGCTGCCACGTCTGGTGGCGATAGGATACATCAGGGACGGTTTGGAGTTCAAATACTCTAATCGCATTGAGATGAACAACGAGGACCGTATCAAGCTATACGGGCTGATTACCGACAAGTACGAGGTAGCTCCGGACGAAATCGAAAAAGAGTTCGGTATCATTGTGGGCAAGCAACTGAACCTGTTGGGAATGGATATGGGGACGGGCAAGGAGAAGAAAGGCAATACCCACGACAGGCACATCATGTCCGAGGAAGAGTATTATCGCAGATACGGTCACGGGCGAAGCAGTAACGTGGCCTCTTTTTTGATGGGGAGCGACTAAGCGGGCATCCGCTCCCCAATATGGAGAACGTATCCGCCGCCCGGGTTGAGTTGAAAGAAGACGAGACGAAGGAGGAATACCCGTTTATCCTTGCCGCTTTCCGTCGCCTGGTAGATTCACTGGAAGACAGTGCGGAATCATGGCATATCATGGAGGAAATCATCATGCTGCGTACCGCTTCCCTTTATTCCCGTGTCCTGGAAGGTCTGAATATGGACTTTGACAGGGCGCTGAAACTATTGAGGAACCATAACGACTTCACCACTTTACAGGACAAGGAAGAGCGGGACATATTGGTAGCCGCCATCGACAACCTTGTGGAGTTTGCAGCAGCAGAAGAATATGCCATGATGGATGATATTCTCAAATATTCAGAAGATGAAGGCTTTGAGGATTACGAAGGCATTTGTGAAAGATATAACCTGACGTATGCAGAAACGGAAAACGAACAGGTGTTGTATGCCGCCTGGGTAGCCGGATGGTGGATAAACCAGTCTTCCGATGCATTGATTACTTATATGACACAGGGGGATGAGCGCGTAAGGGAGAGTCATCAGGGCCTCGAAGGGCTTACTTTCACTAAAAGCAACTTTCCTTCAGACCTTATTCCGCCTATTGACTGGAGATGCCGGTGCTATCTGCTTTCAGGCAGCAATGAAGCTTCCGCCTCCGCTTTCCTGAAGACTGACGCTGACTACCGGAAGAAGGTTAATCCGGTCTTTGCGGAAAGTCTGGCAATGAAAGGCGGGATCTTCTCGGAATCCCACCCTTATTTTACTTCGGCCTATAGAAAAAACCGGAAGGTACAGACAATCATACGAAAGCTAAAAAACAAACTCCTATGTCGGAAATAAGCCTTGCAGAATTTTGTGCGCAGTGGGTCCCGGCGCCCGGCAGGCAATCCCTGACGAGTCGGCTGGCTTACAACGCTTCGGAGTTCGCCACCACAGCCGGCGCCTTCTCCCGGCGTTTCTTTCAGATGTCTTTTTCACAGGGCGGATTCTACGCCAGCGGTAACCGTTGGCAGACACATACATCCAAGTGGGGCAAAAAGTTTACCCACCCCGTTATGATTGACACGGGTAAGCTGAAAGAGAGTATCAAGGGGGCTTTTAAAGACAAAGACCACGGCTCCCTGATGAAGATACATGAGTTCGGTTTCAAACGGCAGTATGTTTATGAAATAGAAACTGACGCTGAAAGCTTTGTAGAAAAAGGAAAGAGAGGGCGCAACAGGAAGGGCAAAGGATATGCGGCCATCCACAATACGGACGAAAAACTTACTCCTTATACCGTCAATCAATACTCCACCCGCAAGCCGGTCCAGCGGCAATTCATCGGCTTTTCCGACAGACTGGATGACTATATCAACGAACATTACATACCTATCATCTTCAAGAAATTCCCATGATAAAAGACAAAGAAACCAAGAAAGGCACCACAGAGGTTATTCCCAACGAGAAAGAAGTTGTTATCCCGGAAGAGGTTTCGGAAAATCCTTTTGTAAACATGTACGAAGCGGTACGCCGGACTTTGCTCACTTTACGTGAGAACCCGGAAAACCCTTTGGCTCCCCCTTACTTCAAAACAATCCGGATGGATAACGGGCAGTTTGAACGGATTATCCGCTCCGACAATATGGAATACGAGACAGCGTTTCCGGCGGTATTCATCCATTTTACGAATGTGCGCTATCTGGTGCAACAGCAACGACTCGGGGAAGGCAGGGCGACGATGCGTATCCGGTTCATCCTAAACAACCTGAACAACGGCGATGACGGGATGGAGTGTGAGTCCTTCCGAGTCTTCCAGCGTATCAATGTGGCTATCCAGGACGCTAAAAGTCACGAGCCCGCCCTGAACGAACGCTGCAATCTTCTATACTTCGATATGCCGACCACCTCGAATATGCTGCAAGCTTACTGGGTGGATTACGAGGTATGGTTCAGGGAGTCTTCCGCCTGGAAATACCGCAAATGGGTGGAGAGGTACGTAGTCATGCCGCCCTTTACTAATCACGATGATGCACCGGAGCATGACAAGGACAATCATGGGAACCACAAGACACCTAGATATGAAGATACTTCCATTTTCTCTTGATTAATCAAAGACAGAACAATATATCTATGCACAATGAATTTTAATTACTTCCCAATAATATTAAATACATAGACTCATAAGAACTAATTCTTATAAATTGTGTCTTTATTTACAAAAGTACCATTCACCTGTTGTTCATATTTATCCATCTCATATTTGAGAGTGAAGAGCGACTTTCTTAAACTGTCATTTTCTGCTTTCTCAATAAAGGATTGTTTTTTATATTTCTCGATATCTACCTTTAGATCATTGACTATTGGTCTTATTGTTATCCCATAGATAGCAAGACTGCTAATCGAAATGAATATACTGATTAATGTAATCAAAGAGCCTAATGACAAATTCTTCATGAAATGGAAAAGTTGAATTAATGTTATTTTTTTTAAGTCATCAGACATAAATTGCACTTCACTTAATTCTTTTTTTGCCATTTTAATAAAATATTTACAAGCATGAATCATTTCGTGCCTTCTTTTATTTATTTGAAGTATTGGTTCAGGAATAGAACCAGCATTTGAATATGACCTCATGGATTCATCAAATATTGGGTTATATGACTCTAATAAAGAGATGAACTCTGTTACAGTTCGAATTAAAAGCTCTGGCGTAGCAAATTTTTCTGGTATGCGTATATCATGAAAATCATCTTCCATAATACCGACAATATTTCTCATGCACTGAGTTATCTTAGAAGAATTTGGAAAGTCTCCATATCCACAATTTGGTCTGTATTCATTCATTGTCTCAAAATAATCACAAAAATGACTTTTTATAAAGGTCTCTAAATACTTTCTGGAATTTTCTATATTATTCATGATACTCTACTTCATAAAACATGTACAGTTAAAACTATATATTGATGATTCCTCCAATTAAAATGATGACATTGATGTTAGTAATAGTTTTATTTAAACAATGCATATATATCACTAATATTTGAACCTTTTACTTCTTTGCAATTAGCACCATCTCTTGTATATAGTTTTTCTTTATAGAAAACAGGAGAATTTCCAGCTCTTACAGGAATTAGAAGTACTGTATAGTTATAATATGTTACAGGAGTTATATCCTTAGTAATTTGAGTTTTTAATTCACTGGGTAATTGCGAGGATGAAATCTTTTCTATAATTGAGGTTATATAATTATCTAATGAAACACCTTTTAGTTTGGCTTCTCTTTCAAGCCCCACAATACCAAAATTATGAAATCTAGGAACATCCTTTAGTTTATCAATTTTCTCAACCCTCTTGGTGTCTTCTTCTTTATCTGTTACTCCAATAAACAAATATCCAGTTCTGTTTTTTCCTAAATTAGCTAATGCTGCAATACTACATAAGATTTTATCTTCGAATGTTTTATCACTTAGTCTACGTCCTTTATCATTCAAATCATAGAAACCTTGTTTAAAATCGTAACTAGCAGCTTCAACTTTAGAACGAGTTAAATAGTTCTGAAAATCAATTGTCCATGAACCAGCACTACGATATACATCATTCGTCTTTTTAAAATAGTCTCTAATTAGTCCTTTGCAAATATTTATATTTTTAATTCTATCTTCTATTTTTGTGTAATTAGCTGACTGTTTTAACCTTGGATGTAAATCTGTTATAGCTTTGACAATATTGTAGTTATCAAAAGGTTCCATTCCTTCTTTAATCATCAATTCATAGAATGCCATAAAAAGAGTATAAAAAGCAGCTTTTACGGGATTTCCTTTGGCTTTTGTATGCAATACATTTTTCAGTCTTTTTCCTTCAAGGAATGTTTCTGTAAAATTAACAATTGTTGAATAAACCGTTTTCACATCCTTTTTTATATTTCCACTTCCAATAGTATTAATTTTAACCTCTATATCAGAACTCAAATCTTTATCTCCCTTGCCATAATAATTATCGAACATTTGCTTACTAGCAGGAAATGGTTTTCCCAAAGCTATTGAAAGAACTATATCTGCTATCATTTGTTCATCTTCCCCTTCCCGTAATAAAGAGGTATTTAAAATTCCTTGTTTGCACCAGAATGTCTCTTCAGCAACTACACCGTAATTTAATTTAGTTTGATTACTATCGACACTGATTTCTGGCATTTGGCTCAACAAAAGAGTGGTATTGGAAACATCTCCTCTTATTTCAGAACTTAACTCCCGTACTAAAGTAGTAAACTTATTAATAACTCCAGCTTGTCTAACTTCTTGGTCGGATAGATGTCGTCCAAAAGCATTAATCCTTCTAAATGTTTCGTTAATAGTTTCTACATGATCTGTTTGATATATAGTAATCGGAAACTGATATGAGATGAAATCTGATACTAATTTTTGAGAGATATACGAAACATTCATCTTTTTTTCAAAAATTTTCTTTTCGAATATAGTCTTAGCAAAAGTATAATCATCAATCTGGAAATATTGTTCACTATTATTTATTAAAATAGGAAATTGATTTTCTATAAATCCAAAAAAAGCATTAAGTCGTTGCATCCCATCAATAATCTCGTATAGACCACCAGGTAATTCTGCTAATAAAATTAATGGTATTGGAAATTTATTTAGTACACTATCAACTAATGCTTGTTTTTCCTTAACAGACCAAACAAGTTTTCGTTGATATACTCTATTAACGATGAACCTATTATTTCTATAAATTTCATAGGCTTCCATTATACTCATACCTCTAGGTGCTTGTATCATATCATTATATTTTTATATTATATAAATACAAAATTAATTATTTCAAACACAATAATTGTATTTAATGAAATATTTATTTGTCCTATTCACAAAATAGACCAGTTATAAATTATAAGCTTTAGATAGAATAAACTTTTTGAAGTGAAGTATTCCTATACTTGGGAAATACCTTAATTCAATCTATGAAAACCAATGACCTTCAACTTGTTTGCGGAGAAGTCCAACCCGGAGGGGTAAGCATGATCCGATTCTTTGGCAAGGTGACTGCTGAATCAACAGCACGTTTTAATGAAGAGTTCGAATATCTTGAAACGGTTGTCCGCCCGTCACTTATCAGAGTGCTGATAAACAGCGAGGGCGGTTCCGTTTTACATGGTATGACAACTTATGCCACCATTCAAAATTCGACCGTAGATACCGAGTGTGTCATCGAGGGCATGGCAGCGAGCATGGGGTCGGTGTTATGGGCAGCCGGAAAACGCTCCCTGATGCGTGATTACTCCATTCTAATGATTCACAATCCGTTCCTGCCTTCAGCTGAAGAAGGAGAAGCTTCCGAGCTCGTCAAGGCATTTACATGGCAGATTGAAACGATTTACCGCAAACGCTTTTCTCTTACTGCCGAACAAGTACAAAGTATCATGGCGGGCGAAACCGGGAAGGGCGGTACCTACTTTGATGCGTCACTGGCGGTCAGCGCCGGTATCATACCGGAAAAGAACATCCTGCATACCAGTCCACAGCTCTGTGAGATGGTAAAGAACAGCATTTCGGGACTGGAAGACGCAGGAGCCATCCAGAATATAATGAGCAAAATAACCGCAGAAACCGGTAACCTTCCTACTCCTGCACAACAGAACTTTAACCTGAATACTATGAACGAAGAAAGAACCATTCCTTTTGAACTGGGTGCGGTGGCGGCAAGCCTGGGCATCAAGGACAAATTTGAAGTAACGGATGTCATGTCGCGTATCTCCGCACTGATGAACGTGGAGGCATCCCTTGCCGAAGCCAATCGGAAACTGACGGACGCGCAGACAGTCATTGCCGGTAAGGATGCCAGCATCGGTAACTTGCAAAAAGACTTGGCGGAGACGGTAGCCAAATTGAGTGTATTTGAAAAGAAAGAAGCCGATGAAAAGAAAGCGCGTATCGACAAGCTTGTCGAGGATGCCATCACGGAAGGTAAAATCGAAAAAGAGAATAAGGTGCAATGGGTGGAAATGGCAGGCTCCAATTACACACTGGCTGAAAAGACACTGTCATCCATCCCTGCCCGCGAGAAGATCACCCATGAGATTGCCACTGACCCGGACAATGTACAGGCAGCTAAGACGGCTGCCAGGACAGCGGAAGAGAAGATGGCGGAAAAAGTGAACGCCGTTGTCGGTGAGAGCTTCGAGTTCAAGAAGATGTCCTGACAATCAATAACCTTAACAACCTAAATCTAAAGAAATAACATGGCAGAAGCAGCAAATACAGTATCCTTTCTCCAGAACGGTTATAATGGTGAAGTCCTTGAGGACTTGCTCACCTACACCGCACAGGGAAACGACACTTTTAAAGAAGGACTGATTCATATCAAGTCAGGTATCCAGCACAAATACACCTTACCCAGTATCCGTCTGGGCGATGTCATCCAGGATAATGTGCCCACTCCGACAAGCACCCATGGCGCCAAAGGGGAAAACGGAGAGAACGAGTACGAATTTACAGAGCGTTACCTGATTCCGCAGGAGTTTATGGTCTATCTGGAGTTTAACCCACGTGACTATGAGAAATATTGGAAATTCGCACAGCCTGAGGGCAATTTGGTCTTCCGTGAGCTCGACCCGAAGATTCAGGCAACCATGTTGCGTTTATTGATTGATAAAAAGAATGAATACATCGGAAGTGCTATATGGACGAGCGCAAAAGGCGGTTCGGCAGCGGCGGGAATCACTTGTCCGGCAGACTCTCTTATCATCGGACGTGGTAAGGAAAAATATTTCGACGGTGTTATCAAGCGCATCATCGACAATATCAACGCAACGGACAAGGAAACCATTGCGGGCGGTCAATGTGTACTTGCGGGCAATACCGAACTTCCGGACGGTGCGGCGGTAGAAAAGGCATTATACGGAATGTGGAAAAAGTGCCCGAAACAGATACGCAAGAAAGCGGGACTGACTTTTCTAATTTCATGGCAGGACTGGGATGCCTATGACCAATACGTCAGTGATAAGCTGGTGAAGTACTCCGAAAATACTGAAATCAACCGTTACCGCTTCAAGGGGAAACGCATTATTCCCCTGGTAGGCATACCTGAGCATACGATTGTCTTGGGAGAGTTTACTACCGGTATGGAATCGAACCTTTGGCTGGGTGTTGATTATGCGAATGACACCGAAGTGCTGAAAGTGGACCGCCTGCAATCCAATTCAGAGCTGTTCTTCTTTCAGATGCGTATGAAAATGGATGTGAACATTGTCCGTCCCGCCGAAATCGTGGTGCATACCGCTTACAAGAAGGCACCTACCACCTGAGAACCTTAAATCTTAACTCTATGACAGGGGAATAGGAACACGACCTGTTCCCCTTTTTTAAACCTTATAACCGACAACTATGGCAAAACAAATCAAACCGGAAGAAGAAATTTCCACTGCACGGGAACCGGAAGTAATAAACCCTGAAACCAAGGCTCAGGTCGAAACCGGAACTAAAGTTAAGGACGCAGCCAAAACCGAAGCCAAACCGGATGGGTACGTGCTTTCCGTGTTACAGGCTTTTCCGAATTACGAGCTGTTGTACCTGGATAAACAGGGGGGCATCTATACCCCGGACACGCCGGAAAACCTTCGCGAAATGGCAACTCTTTACAAAAATCCTTATTTCACCCAACCTTAACCCTGAAAATCAATGTTAGGAAACGTATATATCAAGGACACGGACGGTAATATCCCTTACAGCGGAGCAACCGGTAATGAGAAAGTTACCGGTCTTCTTTTTGACGTGTCCCTGCAACCGGAGCTTTTTACAGCCGGTTACGGGAAGAATAACGAGAACAACGTCAAACTCAATGACGTGCTTTATATCACCAGTCGCAAATCGGCAATAAAAGATTTCGGTATCATTGAACGGGTGAAAGCGACGGAAGATGAAGAAAGCAATGTGAACTTCTTCCATGGCATCCCGCACTATCATATCTCCGAATTCTTCCGCATGTCAGGCAACATCGACAGCAACGGCAGGCTGTATGTGATGTTCGCCGACTGTTCCGCCGGTTGGGATGCGGTGGATATCATGCAGCGTGCGGCAGGCGGTACTATCAACCAGCTCGGTATCTGGACGGAACAGCCGCAGTGGAAGCTTAACGGCGCCGAGGAAAAATATAACCTGAACCTCGTCAAAGGTATCAATGACAAGGCGGTGGCTTTGGCAGAACAGAACCAGCCGCTTTCCGTCATCCTGGCAGCTAATTGTTCCAACACGGGTGCCGACACGACGGAAGGTCTGAAAGTGGACCTGAATAAAATCCCGACCGCTATCTGTGAATCCAGCCGTACATCGGTCGTATTCGGGCAGGCACATTCAGAACTGGTGTCCACCATGCAGAAATGTAATAAGAACCATACGCCCGTAGGAGTTCTCGGTGCGGCACTCGGCTGTCTGGCACGGGCCAACGTACATGAGTCAATCGCCTGGGTGAAGCAGTTCAACCTGTTCAGTGACGACTTCCAAGCTATTGAGTTGGGCTTCGGTGACATCAATCAGACGGCACAGGAAGAGTTCATCAGTACGAACCTGTATGAATCACTTTCACCCACACTGCTGGATGACCTGGACGAGAAAGGATACATCTTTCCGATCAAGTATGCCGGGCTGGAGAACGGGATTTACCTCTCCAAAGACCAGACCTGTTCAACGGGTGATTACCGGACGATTGCCCGGAACCGTACCATCAACAAATCCCGCCGTGCCGTCCGTGCCGCCCTGCTGCCCTATGTGAACGCGCCTTTGATGGTGAATCCGGCAACCGGCTTACTCGCACCTTCCAAAATCACCGCTTTCAAGACGCTGATCTCCGACGTGCTTGCCAAGATGCGGGCCGCACAGGAGATTTCTGGTTATGCGGTAACGATTGACGCCAACCAGAACGTACTTCTCAATGACACGCTTCGCATCGGATATGTACTGGTGCCTGTTGGAGTAGCTACTAAAATTTATGTGGAAGAAGGTTTGTCACTGACAACGAAATAATCTAACCTGAAAATCTAATATTATGGCAATTATAAATAATGTAGCTTACAGTTGGAGTATGATAACGCTTGCTTCAACTGCTCTGGGAATTGACGAAGGGAGCACGACACTGGAGGGTGTTAGCGGTATCAAATGGAATAAGAAAAGAAAGATTGAAAGTAACTACGGCATGGGTGGGCGACCTGTGTCCCGTGGGTTTGGAAACCTTACTTATACGGCATCCATCACAATGGATTATGCTACCCAGCAGATGTTGAGAAGCACTTACGGCAGTTTAATGGATATCGGAGAGTTTGACCTTATCATTTCCTTCGCCAATCCTATGGCATCGGACGATTGGACGACAACCACTGTCACCCTGAAGGGATGTATCTTTTCCGAGGATGCGATGGAGAGCCAGCAGGATGACACGAACATCACGCACGAATACGATTTGAACCCATTTGACATCGTAGTCGGTTCGGGTGGGACTCTTTAGCTTTTATTTTCCTCATTGAAGAATGTTTAAGTAACAAAGGGCTGTCTAAATAATCATGACAGCCCTTAATGTTCTATTTTTACTTATTATTTTAACTGGATTTTGGGTCCTTTTATTTTCTCTTGAGACTTACATCTCAGTTCGTCTAAATCAATCTTTTTTATCTGTAATTTAACATTGTGATTTCCACCAATTACATCGTTCTTGATTTGAGCATTCGTAAAATAATTAATTCGTAAATCCTTTTTCCCAGACTTTCTTTCGACTATTTCCTTAAACTCATCAATATTATCATCATTTTCAACAATAATAAACCGTATTTCTTCCCATTCAAATGGAATTATCATTGACTTAATCAAGGAATTGCCAGTTCTTGCTTTATATATTTTATATTCGTTTTCTGTTAAAAATAGTTCTATGCCATTCGACTTTAAGATTTTTGGTCTCGGAACTGTCCTAAATTCACGTTCATCATAAAAACGGTATACCGTATACAACTTTTTAGGTAATTCTCTTTCGTAGTTCTTTATATAAGATAATAAATAGATAAAACGTTCATATTCTGAATTCTCCACCGTATCGTCATTTACTAACTTTAGTAATTCATGAAAATGTTCCATTTGCATCTCTAAGGCAGGTGAATTCTCTTCACAATACCACACCGGAGTAAATCCTTGCTTTATCCCCCATTCTCGTGATAAACCGATTGAATAGTTGCCATATCTTTGTATATATTCTCCAAACTCAGACAACGGAAAATCACAAACACTAACCATTGGGAAGGCAGCTTTAAATATTGTATTTTTACTATTTATGTTCTCAAGGCTATATGAATAGAAAAAACCTTTTTTATCAAGGATTCCTTTTAAACCAGTTTTATTTGTTTGATGCCATAATACATTCGAACTTAGTCCCATAAAATTAGATTTAATTATTATATGCGCAAATATATAAATAATCAAACACTCTTAGCATAAATAGGACCTTTTTATAATAGAGATGGATAATATTAATGCATTTGCCCAATTAAGAAAACCTCACCTGGGTTATGCGAATTATAATATCTGCCCTACATAAGGAAGAATATCTTTTAAGTTTTACATTTCATAAATTATATTATTCCAAATATTTGTTTCTTGTGGATTTGTTTTGTGAGGGTTTACCCACAAGGTTATAGCACCTGAAGTGTATGCTAGCTCGTCATTTAAAAGTTTCCTACAAACAATATTTCATAAGGTTTAATATTTAATTCATTTGCTACCTTTTTCAGTGAAAGAACATTTACTTTTAAAATCAAATTTAGTACCAATTATTCTCTTTAATAATTCACTGCATTCAAATTCCATTCTATTTGATTGAATCTGTTCGGAAAGGTGGAAAGTTTTCTTGCCCGATAACATCCTTAATTACGTTTTGAATGGAACCAGAAGTTATATAAAAGAAATTATTCTCTTCTTTTAGCCTTTTAGTATGCGACGGAGAGCCAACACGATGACACGAACATCACTCATGAGTACGACCTGAATCCTTTCGATATTATGGTGGGATATTGTACAGTTTAAATAATGCTTAACAGAGATGATACCTATAGGGCATTTTTCTGTTTTATGAAGGACATAATAATTTAAAATCTAAGTACTTCTTATTAATTATATCTATAGGACATCTTATTTTTGAATTATACACTTCACATATTTGTTCTAAATCATCATCGTCCATAATTAAGATAACTCTACGTTGTCCAGACCATAAATCAATAGTGTTTTTTATTATACGAAAAGCAGGTTTTTTTCTTGTAAATAAAATACCAAATAGCCCTATATTATCACTTAAATACCTGTTTAATTGATTTACATGCTCTGTTGTTACCTCTTTTACATTTTTAAGTTCAAATACTACTTGCGATGCTTTAAATTGCTTATGTATTTCTTGAAGAAATGGAGTCTTTTGTTGATTGTAGAACAATAAATCTTTTATTTGAATCCCATTAATTGTTCGACATTGTTCCTTTGCAAAATCAAGTTCAGGATATAGCATCGTTTTAAGTAAGGCATACATATAAGACTCGTATTTTTTGTCTGATTGTTCAAATTTACCGATAGGTAATGCAAGAACTTGCTGTAAAAGAAAATTGCAATCTATTTTGTTTGAGTATTCAAATAAAGGATCGTCATTCATTATTTGCGTTCTCAGTTTTTCTATAATTCCCTTTAATTCATCACATTCCACTTTTGTTTCATTAAGAGAGTCAAGCATCTTTGAGTAACTTTTCTGTAAATTATCCCTTTCTTGTTCCAACACTTCTATTTTATCTAACGCCTTAATGTATTGAATAGTTAAATTTAATGCAGCCATACCGGACAGATAACTTTCTGACGTTTCTGCAACGGTGTCTAAAAAAGGAAATGTAGTTTTATACTTTTCAAAGTTGTTATTGAGCAAGTTAGCTGCATAACGATAATAATATTCGTCTTTTCGATTAATGGATATATGATACATACATCCAAAAATTTTTATTTTAATTTTAATAGAATCGTTCATAGTAGTAATATCTTTTTCCAAAGATACTAATAAATTTCAATAAAATCATCCGAATTAGTCGTATATTGTTTTGATAAATATTCACTCTTCAATGCCCATTTCTTTCCGGTTCCCTGCGCGGCTACCTTCAACATTCTCGTACCATATTTCTTATGCACCCTATCCAGTACTTCAAGTACTTTCTCATGTTTTATTCTGTCACGTTCATCAAACAGATTCAGTTGGACGCTGTTTTGTGGTTCAATATCCATTACGATCACTCCAGCCTTTTTATACTGATACCCTTCCTTATATATATTCTTCAGTGCCAATCTTGCATAATGAATCAACTCTGTTACATCATTGGTCGGTGTCGGCAGAGTTATCATTAGGCTATTATAATACTGAGGTAAATCCTCCCTGAACCGGTTGGTATAAATAAAGACCTGGAGCATTCCAGCACAAGAACGTTGTGCACGGAGTTTTCTGGCACAGGACGCTGTGAAATTAGCTACGGATTCCATCAGAGTATCAAAATCTTCTATCATCTTCCCGAAGCTCCGGGAAGTGCAGATGGTTTGTTTGGCAGGAGCGACAGGTTCCAATTCAAATGCCGGGATACCTCTTAACTCTTTCCATGTCCTGACACCTATCACAGTCATTTGCTTTCTTACCCATTCTTCACTTTTTTGTGTTAGGTCATAAGCGGTTCTGATACCGTAATATTCAAGTTTTTTGCGGTAACGGCGTCCAATCCCCCAGACATCGGCGATATCAAATTGCTTGAGAGCCTTTATCCGCTTTTCTTCGCTGTCAATTACACATACGCCTTTATAACCTTTGTATTTCTTTGCAAATTTCGATGCGACTTTCGCCAATGTTTTTGTTGGTGCCATGCCCATTGATACGGGTATGCCGGTACCTTTTGTTACTGCCTTGACTATCTTGCTTCCATATTCGCCCAGATCATAGTTTTCAAATCCTTTTAGAGAAAGGAAACTTTCATCTATTGAATATATTTCCATATCTTCAACGAATTGGCTTAGAATCGTCATAACCCTATGTGACATGTCCCCATATAAAGCATAATTACTAGAGAAGACAGCGATTCCATGTTCCTCTATCAGTTTAGCCAGTTTGAATACCGGTTCACCCATAGGTATACCAAAAGCTTTCGCCTCGTTACTTCTCGCAACGACGCATCCATCATTATTACTTAATACGATAATCGGTACATCCTTCAAGTTCGGTTGGAACACCCTTTCGCAAGATGCGAAAAAGTTATTGCAATCAACCAATGCATACATATTTTATCCCCTTTTCTTTCTTCTGTTTTCTTTGATCGTATGAGTCACGATACCCCAAACAATAAATTGATTGTCCTCCGTTATCTTTATGGAAGGAAAATCCGGATTGGAAGGCACCAACCATACAGTCTTCTTTCTTCTGTCTATCTTGACACGCTTGAGTGTAAACTCGCCGTCCAGAAAACAAACACATAAATCTCCATCCTCCAAGTCCAGCGATTTATCTATTATTAGTAAATCACCCGGTTCTATTCCTTCATCGTTCATCGAAAGACCTTTCACTCTCCCAATAAAACTGGATGCAGGATTCTTTATAAGTTCTCTGTTCAAATCATAGCTTAGCTCCATATAATCCTGCGCCGGCGAAGGAAATCCCGCTTGAATCCCCTCATCAGCATAAGGTAATAATTGTTTGCTTGAAGCGTCAATTTTGAATATTTCGAGCCAATTCTTCATCTGAAAGTGTTTTCGAAGATAACAATCCTGATTAAAATTTGATTCATGCTTAGGTATTATTGTGTTTCGTTTGTGAAATATTGATGAACGTTTCTTTTCAATTCATAAAATTATCAGCATACACTAAGACATTCGGGTATGAATTTGCCAACAACCGAATCTGGAAGGAATCGAAAACCTAACTCAACCTTTTTGAGCCCTATTCCTCTATACTTGGAAAAGAACATTAACCAATCTATAACCAACTTTTATTATGGAAGACAAATTACTTACGCTCGAACTGGAAGCGCAGATCAAGGAAACAGCCGGCAAACTCAAAGCGGAAAAGAAACTCAGAAAAATCTATCCGCTGGCCGTATTCGGTGACACCTCCTGTGGGGAAAAAGAGGTATACGTAGCCTATATGTCGGAACCCACCTTTCCCCAGTTCTCCAAATTCATGGTCGCCTCCCGCAAGGACGAGGTGATGGCGATGAAAACGCTCGCCAAAGACTGTTTCGTCGATGGCGACAAGGAACTGGTGGACAACGAAAGCCTGTTCCTGTTTGGCCTGATGGGGCAGCTCACGGAAATCATCTCCACCCGCCAGAGCACGCTGGTAAATTTATAACCCGCTGGGAAGTACGTGACGACCACCGTATCCGGCAAAGGATGATTTATGTACGTCACTACTTTCCCGGCGTGAACCTGGAAACCATTGATGACGAAGAGTTCGCCATGCTCTCGGAGGAAGCCCTCTGGTTGCATAACCAGATGATGATAACCAAAGCCTCCAATGCCGCACTATCCGTTTAACCGACTTTTCACTCTTTACTACTTTTCATTCTTTCATTTGCTTTGTTTTTCCCTGCCGCCACACAAGCGGCAGGTTTTTTCTTTTTTTAATCATACACTATCCTTTTCACCTATTCTTACCCGAACCTAACCTTGCATCCGTATTATGACCCAAATCAAAGATTACCAGGTAAATTACAGCATTAACGTCACCGCTACCGAAGGCGTGCAGGAAGTTGAGAAATTCGCCAAGGCGATGAAGCAGCTCAGTGAAGCCCGCAGCAATTTCATGCCGGCTGTCAATAGCGTCAATGACATGATGCAGCATATCGACAAAGTGTTCCGCCCCAAGGGCAGGAAGCGGGACTACACCTATAAGTTCGATATAGATACCACGGGGAGCGAGAAGAAGCTGGGAAGCATCAAGGCACTGCTTACAGATATCAAGGAACTCACAAGCGGCATCAACCTTGTCATCAATGCCGGTCAGAAAATCGACACTAACACCATCCGTTCACAGGCAAAGGCGCTGGTGGGCAAGAAGGAATTGGAAGCGCAGAAGAGAAGCATCCGCAAGACCGCCTCCCAGTCCCTGAAGACGGTTAATGAGAAACAGCGGGAAGTTACTGGTGTAATCGGCAAAATCAACTCCGCCCTTACCAGCCTTGAAGCCGGACATGAAATCAATATCAGGACCGACGTTGCCAAGAACCGTCTGACGGAAATACTCGGCCTTCTCCGGCAGATTAAGACGGCATCCAATATCAATATGCCCTTCCAAATGAGCAGCGGCAAAGGAACGTCTCCTGCCACTACACCCTTTCAGACCGGCTCCATCCTGACGGATAAGGTGTGGCAGCGGCAGCAGAAACAGGTTGTCAAAGCCAGCGAAGCGCGCACGATGCGAGAAATAGAAGTCCGCCAGGAAGCGGAATACCGGCAGAACATACAGAAGAAAAAGGATGCTTTCAGGCGTACGAACGAGTGGCTGGAGCGCAGAGCAAAAAATTACGAATACTACGAACGGGCGAAGGTGGAACGTGTCCTGCGGCAGGAACGGGAAGAGGAACGCCGGCAAAAGCGTGAAGCCGCCGGGGCCGCCCGCCACAAACGGGAACAGGAACGGGAAGAGAAGCGGAACGCCATGAACTCCGTGCGGAACATACAGAGGCAGGCCGCCGCAGGTGAAAGCGCCTATGGCGGCAAACGGCGTGCGGCCATCAACCGCCTTCAGTACTCCCGGCGCCCGTCCATACGTAGCCTGCCACTGGTGAACATGTTCAATGCCTATATGGCATACGGGTTCATCAAGTCCGAACTTTCCTCTGCTGTGGATTACAGCAATATCATGGAGTCCGCCCGCAGCATCCTCAAGGTAGCGGACAGCGACCTCTCCACGTTCGAGACACGCTTCCAGCAAATGTCTTATAACGTGCGGAAGATCGGTGTGGACACCAAGTTCACCGCCGTAGAGATCGCTTCGGCAGCCAAGTTCCTTGCCATGGCAGGTATGGATATCGCCACCATCAACGCCGCAATGCGACCCATCAGTAATTTAGCCATCATCGGTGACAACGATGTGGGGCTAATCGCCGACTTGACAACGAACATCATGTCCGGCTATAATATCCATAGCGGCAGCATGGGCACCGTGGCGGATATTATCACCTCCACCATCTCCCGCGCGAACGTGAACGTGGTCGAGATGGCGGAAAGCTTCAAGATGGCGGCGGGGTACCTAAAGCTCTCCGGAGTTGACTTTTCCGAAGCATCGGCGGCTATCGGTATCTTAGGCAATGCGGGTATGAAGGGTACCATGGCGGGTACCGCCCTGCGCGCGATGTCCACCCGCTTTGCCAAGCCTACCAAACAGGCGGAAGCAACTCTGGACAGGCTTGGTGTCAAGTTTACCCAATTCACGGAGATAGCGGGCAAAAAAGTGGAAAAGCTCCGTCCATTGGCGGAGATTTTCAAAGACCTTCATGATGCCGGGGCGAGTTTGGAAGATATGATTTCCATCTTTAGTAAAATCGGCGGCAATGCAGCGATGCAATTCGTGGTGAATTACGACAAGCTCCGGGTACTCACCACCCAGAACCGTGCCAGCCACGGCATCTCCGATGAACTGGCACTTGTCAAGCAGAATACGACCAAGGGGCTCTGGGCACAGGTGACATCCACCCTGACAGAAAGCTTCATGCAGGCGTATGAAGTCGTAGAGCCCGTTATCAAAAGCATATTGAAGGACTTCCTGAGTAAGTTCAAGGCACCTGAGTTTGCAAAGGGCATCGCCTCTATCGGGCGGGCGCTGTTGGATGTCTGTTCCGTACTAGCTAACCTGGGTACATGGATGGCCCGCAACTTCCACTGGATAGAGCCGCTATTGTTCACCGGCTTTGTCGCAACGAAGATATTCAAACTGGCGGGCGCGGTAACGAACCTGGGAGTGGCCATCGGCTTTATCGGCAAACAGTCCGTCACGTCTTCCACCCTCCAGCTCATCGCTTCCCTGACAGGTGGCGGTATCAATGTCAAAGCCTTGTCTTTTGCCAATAAGCGCAACATTGTCACCGCCCTGCGCGGGGCGGGAATCACGGGTAAAGGGGCCACGATGCAGGCGCTCGCCTCTACCGGCATGGCAGGATTGGGCGGGCTGACTGCACGCAGCGCTTTTACTTCCCTCTTTGCCAACCAGGTAGTGACCGGAACAGGCATCACGGGAGCCGCCGCCTCGTTGTCCGCCATGGGTGCGGGTGCAGTGGCGGCTACCGCGGGCATTGCCGCACTGGTCGGCGCGTTGGGCTGGGTGGCGTATAAAACATGGCAGGTAAAGAAAGCCAAGGATGCCGTACTGGAAGAGGTCAATGCCAACGAGAAGTACCACTATCCTTCCATAGAAGCCCTGCACAAGTCGCTGCGGGATACCTATGTCCAAGCTATCAAGACCAAGGAGGCGGTGGCGAACGTGACGGAAGGCAAGACGCTGGAAGAGGAATCCGGGCAGAAGATCGGGGCGTTCACCGGCGAATGGTGGAGGGCATTACTCTCCGGAATGGCAGCCGCCCAGACACATTCGGCACCCGATTATACCTATGATGACGCCTATCAGAAGAATGCGAAGGATGCCATCCACATCATCGCTCGCAAGAGCGGGCAGCAGCAGATCATTTCCGCCTATGCGGAGATGGGCAAGCTCTCCAGCGCTCCGGAAGTAAGCGCATTTATAAAGAACATTGACCATAACTACAGATACAACACCAAGCTACTGGACAAAAGCCTGTACACGGTGAGAAACGGGCAGGTGGTTTACAATCCCAGCATGGACAAGATTACCGCCCGCCAAGCCGCGCAGACCCCGCACTTTGCGGGCTACCAGAACACCGAGGTCGTTCGTTCCATCCGTGTCGGTGCGGAAAGCTATCTGGATGCCCTCCGGTCACAACCGGGCGCGATGAAAAGACTTCGGGAAAGCGGATTCAGTTTCTCCGAACTGGGTAAGGAAGGGTTCTATATGAAGGACGGGAAATGGCAACAGAAAGAACCCAGAAAAGACGCAACAGAGGAAGAAGTCAGCAACCTGTTAGCTGCCAAAGGGCGTGTACGGAGCCGTCTTATCGAAATGATGAAGACGCTCCGGGAGAAATACGGCGGCAACGAGCAGATAGCGGAGAACATCATCAAGAAAGCAGGGTTCGACACGTCGCTTTATGCCAACGAACCGGGGTATAACGACAATCCCAACGATAAGCTTAGGGTAACTACCGATGGTGCCGACGACGGCATGGCAGGCGGGAATTACAGCGGGACAGGCAAACTTTCATCCGCCGCACCTAAGCAGGTCATCGTGCAAATAACCAATCTCTTGAGTGTGGGAACCATCGACCTGATGAAATCCACTGAAGGACAACAGGAGGAAATAAAGGGACTAAAGGAGCAACTGGCACAGGCGCTGATTGACGTGGTACATGACTTTGACGCATCCTGGAACGCATAATATTCATAAGAACAATAAATAACTAATAATGAGCAGACTAATCAATATCGGTGTAAGTACCCTACTGAGCGGTGGTATCATTGGCAGCGGCAGCGCAGAGAATTATGTAAGCGATGCCGCCCGCCGTGCCCTGGGCATGGGCTTGTCACAGTTTGCCGATGGGCAGGTACAATACTTCAGCAAGGACAGGCAGATACTTAAACGGGCGCTGATCCAGACTACCTCCCAGCTTGCCTACGGGATGCTGCGCTCTTATCCCAGATATCTGAAATACTGGGAGCAGAAAGAGAGGGACAAATACCTGCAAACCATGTCGCAGACCAGCATTGCTAACAAGACGGGGCAATACTACCGGTTAATCAGCGAGCAGCAGGCGGTCGCCAAAAAGAAGAACTATTCAGACACTGTTGCCGGTAACATCGTTCCAGACTATTTAGAACTTTCTATCAGTGCCGAGGGGATGTATTTTGACACCGGGACAAATAAGATCGAAACCAACTCCAAATACGGGCTGGTCACGTTTGCCGACCTCGGGCCACAGGTGCAGGTCAGCAGCAAGAACAACATCGTCCTGACTACCGTACAGGGACGTGACTATACCCGCAAGGAGTTCATTTCGGGAGGCGACCTGGAAATAAATATCAGCGGCAAGATTACCAGCAAATATCCCGACGTGTACCCGGAAGCCGAAGTCAGCAAGTTCCTGAAACTGATGCAGTACAAGGGTGTGATAGAGTGTGACAATACCATCCTGCGCCAGTTTAGAATCGAAAAGCTGATTGTACTCAACTACTCCTTCCCGGCAAGCGACTGCCGCAATATCCAGCCTTATACGCTTTCCTGCGTGGCGGTGGAGCCTTCCGAAGCGGTGGAACTGAAACTTGCATCCCAGGAGAAGGTGGATACAGCCATCAAACATACGAACAAATGGATTAAGCTCGCGCAGTTCGGGACAAAGGCGGTAGATCCTTCCTCACTCTTAACACTTACCAAACAATGGCTGTAAACACACTGGACGTACTATGTTGCAGAATCACCATCGGGGATGCGGACCCAGCTAACCCAATGACGATTCAGGACCCGGTTGTCCTGACCGAGGTGCAGGAGATAGAAATCGTGGAAACCTACAAGAAGCTAATGGGAACCGCCAAAGTGATACTTCCCAAAGGGACGGTTTACCAAAGCACTATCATCGGCAATGCCACGTTGGAGGGTAATGACGCCTCACGCGTCACCACGGAAGTGATGGAAGACGGGGTAATCATTGAAAAGAGAAGTTCACAGGCTGCCGTGGGAAAGGACACCTTTCATACCGGACAGAGAATCAACATCAAGCTGGGATACAACGGTATACTGAAGAACATGTTTGACGGCTATGTCACCGCTTATAATTCCGACAGCCTGTTCGAACTCCAGTGCGAGAACATGGCTTACAAGCTTAAACTCAAACAGGCTCCCAAGTTCGAAACGTCGCTCTCCACCAAGGTGAATGATGTATTGGGAGACAAATATAACTTGCTTAAAGATACGGGCTTTGAGATACACAGCGAAACCAAACGGTTTGACATCAACATCGGCAAGGTCAAGATTACGGATAACTTCACGGTCGCCGACGTATTGAACGACTGGAGCAAGTACAAGGTGTATTGCTTTTTGAAGTATGATGAGAACTCCCCTGATGCGATGCCCCGGATTGCTGTAGGGCGTCCCTACTCATCGTCAAAGGGGCAACAATCCTTTCCGGGAAGTGATAACACGATACCTTATAAGATATACTTCAACTACCATGTCGCGGAAAGCAACCTGAAAGTCCTGAAGGTGGACCCGAGGTTCCTGGCCGTTACCGCCAAGGCATTGGGAGCGGACGAGAAGTTCTTCGAGGTAACGGTACGCCTGAATCCCGACTATGATGTAAGTAAAGCCGGAAGCAAGGAGTTCCAGACCATCAATGCCACACAGATCAGCAAAAAGACACATAAGATAACAGGTAACACTACGGCATCGGGAGCGGCTACCAAAACAAAAGTGGATTTGAGCACCTATACGGTAGTACCTTATATGTCACCGAATATGAGGATAGATTCGGATAAACTGGTGGAGGAAGCCATTGAATATTTCAGAAGCTACAACCTGAACGGGATAACCGGAAACTTGACATTATTCGGTGACTTTGGGCTGCCTTCCGCCGTTCAGGTGGAACTCATAGACGACCTGAACCCGAGCAAGAACGGGGTATATATTGTGGAAGAAGTAAAAACGATTTTCGGAACCAAGGGGTACAGGCAGGTCATAAAGTTGCCTTATAAAGTAAAAAAGTAAACAATGGGAAACACAAGTAACGGCAGCCGGCAAGTGATAGCCGAAGCTATCCGCAAGATAGTATTGGGACGGAGTATGGAGCGTATCGACATGGCTCCCGGAGGAACAAGCGGTATCGGAACCGCACGTATGATTCACGGTTATGTTGCCAAAGTACATGATAACCCGGATGACAGTGAATACAAAGAATATGCCGGAACGATTGATGTGGGTGAGTTTCCCGACGAGACGGCATCTTCCGAACCGGTCATCCACAAAGGTGTATTGCTTGCCGGGCTTAAAGACAACTCCGGCGGGTTTCTGATCATCCCGACCTTATTCTCTGACGTGACTATTGTCACGGATGCGGCGACTAAATATGCCTATGTGCTGAACTATTCCCACGCAAAGGTTATCCAACTCAGTTCCCATGACGAAACGGTTATCGGCGTAACAGAAACGGAAGAAATAGACGCGGGAAGCAATGACTCTCCCGATTATGACGAGCTGGAGAAGACGGGAAACGAGAGCTCTACCCGGTACACGGCGGAAAAGATAACCACCACCGTAAAGAACAAGGAAGGCAAGGAAGCCAGCCGGACGATAGAGCCGGAACTAATTGGTACAAAGGTAGACAAGTCCGAAGTAACGCAGACGGCCGGTAAGGTACAACAGAAAGTGGGAAGTACGACCGTTACCCTTGCCGATAAGAAGGTAGCACTCGGTGATGAGAATGCAACTGAACCGTTGGTATTGGGCAACCAGCTTGCACAGTTGATGCTGGAGTTCCTTACCGAGTGTTCCAAGATAACGACCCCTACACTGATGGGAACCATGCCCGCCGTCAATGTGCCGAACTTCGCTTCCTTGATTTCCAAGATACAGAATTTTCTCTCTAAAACCTCCTATACCAAATGACAGAACTCTTACCCGGCATCGGGGAACTGGACAAGGACAGCTTTTGTCATGCCATCTATTCCCAGCTTTACCATAACTTTTTCAATGCGCAGGATGCCGGAACCGTCACCGAAGGCGACCAGACTTCCATCCGTTTGCGCAATACAGCCTATAACTTTGCCACGGCTATCGCATCGGGCGTAACCGGTGAAGGCGGTGGAGAAAGTGGCGGTGTCCTTTTGGCTTTCCTGAAGAAAACAGGTGGCGATATGGGCGGGTTGTTACGGGCTAACAATGGCTTTGAAGCCGGCATGGCCAATGAACGCATCCTACATGTATATAAAGCGGAACAAGAACGGGGCGTTACCATTTCCGGTAACCTGAAACTTGGTGGAAATCTGTATCTGAATGGTAAACAGTTGCTCTCTTATGATTCCGCTACCCATACCGCAACGTTGGAAAGCACACAGGTTGATTTCGGAAGCTCCTTTTTGCACGTATCCGGTAAACTTCTTATCGGAGAGGATAAGGAGACGGGAATCTACATGACACCGGCACTGTTACAGGTGGGTGGCGAGAATGTGTATCATGCGGGCAATGCCAATCGTTCGGACATTTCATGGAGTATGCTGGATGCCTCTGTTTCCGGCAAACTTCAGGTAACGGGTACTGCCGATATACAAGGCGTCCTGACAGCGGAAAAGGGAGTAAATCTGGGCGCAGCCGGCAAGACGGTACTTTCCATCCATTCGGATACGGCTGACCTTAGCGGCTACCTTTCCTTTTCTGAAGGCTATGGTATAAAAATCAATAACCAGCCTGTCCTTACACGTCTGAATGAGAAAGATATCCTGGTTGCAGCAACGGGTGGAGATTTACTTTTGGGCAATGAATCCACTAATAAAATCCGTTTGCAATCCGGATTATGGGATATTGACGGAGATACAACGTTAATCAGTAAGTATGGTTCGGCCTGTTTCCCCGGTTCACTAACCGTCAGGCATAACTACGGGGATGATCTGCTTACATCTTATCGTAAGGATAAACAGGATGAAGGGATTGTCATTCATAAACGGTTGCGCTGGGGAAATTCTTTGGGTGCTTACCTGTATGGCAAAGAAGATGCGCTTCATTTCGCTTCAAGGGTTTACCGCACAGACAGTGAGAACGGTCAGACGACCTCTTACCCTTATGAGACTGCCTTCTCGTTTGCCCCTTCCACCAGCCTTTACAAACGGCAGGACCGGCACTCCGACACCTTCTTCCTGAGTACGGATGCCGACTTCTTCGGCTTGGCTAAACCGCTCGAAGCATCCGGACACATCGGCATTGACGGTTCATTCACCCGGCTGGCGGACAAGACACTATTCTTCAGCGCAGTGAGTTATCTACTTTCCGTATCAAACGGCATCCGGCATTATGGGGATGCGTACTTCATGGACGGTATCAGCAGCGAGTTTTTCTCTTCAGGCTTTGCAGGCTCCGGCTGGGCCATCCTGAAGAACAAGGCTACGGGCAGCATACAGGCTACCTTTGACGAGGTGGTCGTCCGCAGGAAAATGCGTGTCTATGAGCTTGAAGTCCAGAAAAACAGTGCAACAAACGGCTCCCTATGGGTAACGGACAGTTGCAGTGGTGATACGGTCATACCACTTTAATTTAACCTTAAACGATGTCTCTACTTAATTACAACCGATATAAGATATGTATCTCTCCCAAGTCCGCCAAAAGGCAGGGACTCCGTACGGGTGATGTGGTAAGGCGGCAGTATTTCGACGGAAAGAATGTCGTCTACTCCCTGATGATCGTGCTGGAAACGGGCATTGACCGAATAACCACGCTGGAAGGGGAAGAACAGGAGTCTCCTTACTTTATAGGAGCGTTACTGGATGGGGATGTGCCCCAAAACGGGCAGATACTTGACTTCGTACGGGTAACCAATCTTTTCGATGAAGACCGTAGCGGTGCCATGTACCTGACCGCATCGGATAGCGAATCCCCTTACATGGATGTGATTGACGGCATGGCACAGGAGAAGTCCCTGTGTTATCCCCGTAATGACAATGGCTGCCGGTATACGCTCACGGCTGGAGGAAGACTTTCCGGAGAATACCTGCCATACAAGGACGGTTGCAACCGGGTGTTTAGTATCCTTTGTACCGGAATCTCATTACAAGGTAAATGCGGACTGGAGCAAAATTTTGGCAAAGGATCGGAGAACCCGGAAAGGATTCTCATTTCTTATAAGATACGTGCTTCCAGGGATTTTCCGTCACTTCCCTTCTCTTTAGGATATGCTGACGGCACTGAAACAGACGGAAGCGGAACGGTGGCGGTATCGACCGGATGGCAGTACAAGCTTGCTATCATCACCATAGACTATCTTCCCGAGTACGAGCGGTGTTTCAAGTTGGATTTATCCGACTTGGAACCGGGCGACCGGTGCGAGATAGCCGAACTGAACATCATCCGGCTCTCGGACATAGCCACCTTTTCAGATTCAACGAAGGCACGTGTGGGTAAAGTTCAGGGAATTATTGACCCGACCTTCGGACGATTGGAAGGCTATGGCGCTTACTTCCAACGGCTCTATGCGACACGGGACGTAAACATAGCCGGCACCTTGACAGCCGGTGACGAAACGGGCTTTGCCAGCACTTTCTATGTGGGACGCATCCATAAAAACTGCCTGATAAACTCGCTGTACGGCAACTTTCTGCATCCAGTAGAAAGGGCTATCGGTGAACAACCGCCTGCCGGTATCGGAGATGTCTTTCTGATTCCTGCTGACGGTGCTATTTTGGTCGCCCAAACACGAAGCTGGAGAGAAACACAGCAGGGAGAAAAGTATTGTTTCTCCTTTTGGGCAAAAGGGATATCCGGTACTATGACAGTCTCCCAAAACGGGCACCCGCTACAGGAGATAGAAATAGAGAATCAATGGAAACGTTATCACATCCCCTTTGTCATCCGCTATGAAGCACCGGAGGATTTGCTGATAGAAATTACGACGGATACCACCGGAGTCCTGTTCTGCTGCGCCCAGCTTGAAAAAGGGGGACGGGCAACGCTCTACCAGGCTACGGACGGCAAGCTGGTAGATACGGACGAGTACGGGGCGTGGTTTGCAAGGGGTGGCATCGGCGGTACGATTCAGAATCCGCTCCTTAAACTCAATGCGGACGGCTCCATCTCTGCCGGTGACGATTCATTCGTCATCCACCCCGACGGTACGGGCTATTTTGCGGAAGGACGGTTCAAGTGGACTAAGGATACTATCACTTTACAAGACGTTACTATCCGTTGGGAAGATTTTGACGACCAGGCAAAAGAAAACTTGCTTACCAAGTATGTAACGATCACCGGGACGAACCTCTTCCATTACGCAGACGCTCTTCAGGAAGATGCCTGCGAACCAAAGGAAATCACCCTTTTTGCCACTGAATTCAACTTCACAGCGACGGCAAGGAGATGGCAATATATGGGAAGTGAGGGGACCTGGAAGGACATACCTGGAACTAATTCGGACTATCTTAAATTACTACCCACTTCACATTTTTGGGAAGACAGGGATGTATTGACCCTTAGATACATTGCTGTACTGGATGAATCCGAGTATATTGACACCTGCACCATTTCTAAACAATACGACGGTGCCGACAACTATTCCGTCTATATTGCTTCCACTGGTGGGAACGTATTCCGTAACGGTATTATTTCCACCACCTTGTCCGCCCGCGTACTCAAAGGAGGCGAGGACATTACGGAACGGATACCGGGAAAGAACTTCCTATGGATACGTGTCAGCGACAATGCTGCGGATGATACCCGTTGGAACGCTGTTACCCATACGGGAAAAACACTGGAGATAACCGGTGAGGATGTCTATCGTAAGGCGGTATTTAACTGTGAAGTAACTATTTCAACCCAATAATTTAAACCTAAATCAACTATGGCTATTAAAGTAGCAAGGGGACAGGTCACTATCATCGACCAGAACGATGCCGTCTCCCTCCAGGCGTTTGTCGGCTCCAACCAGCCCCTTACGCAAGTTTTTAACAAGGACACGGGCGTTTTTGCCCCGAACTGGACGGCATCCCCGTACCTGGTTCTGACCCCTTCCTTATTTGTCAGCGGCAAAGGTGCTACCGACCAGATTACAACAGTAGGAAATGCGGCGGTCCTGACTCCCGGTGTAAAATCCGGCTCTACCAAATGGTACAAGAATGGTACGGCAATAACCACAGGCGCAGACGGATGTACGATTGGGGCGGCATCCGCCAAGTATGCGCTGACCGTCAAGACGAACCACATGAGCGTGAGTATCCCGCAGGTGCGCTATTCCTTTGAGGCTGTTTATATAGATACTAACGGGCTTGAGATTCCCTTCCGCTCGGACATCCAGTTTACGCAGCACCTGAACGCGGGTGCAACCATCGTGGCAGTGGCTTATGCACCTGGCGGCGTGGTTTTCCGTAACGATGAAGTGACCGCCCTCAAGGCGCACTGTGACCTGTGGCGCGGAGCAACCATCGACAATACGAATATCACCTATGCCTGGGGCATCAAGGATTCCTCCGTGTTCGCGCCGACCACCCTTACCGCAGCGGCGGCATCCGGAGCCACCACGATAACGGTTGCCAATATCGCCAATATGGAAACGGGTGGAAAGATAACGGTCGGCTCGGCGCAATACACCATTTCTGCTATCAATGCCAGCACCAAAGTTGTGACACTAACTTCCGCATTAAGTGCCGCAGCCGCTTCAGGAGCATCCGTTTCCTGTCCGTATTACAACTCCATGCTGGGTGTGAGCTGGTCCTGCCTGACATCAGCAAACCCTAAAGGCGTTACAGCCGGATGGACGACCAACGAGATAACGATTACGGCGGATGCGGTACTGAACTTCGAGACGTTCAAGTGCGCCATCAAGGATACGGACACTTCCGCAGGCAACGCGTCTGCCAATAAGGTGGTCTGCGACATTATTTCCTTTTCTGACATGTCAGACCCCATCACGGTGCATATCGTCAGCCAAAAAGGGTTCACAATTAAGAACAACCTCAATGATGTGGATGCCAAAGCCATCCTGTACCGGGGCGGTGATGAACTGGATAGTGTCGGAACGGGATACACCTATACTTGGAAACTTTGGAACGCGGCAGGCACAACGGTCGTAAGGACCTATACCGGAAAGTCTGTAACAGTGTCCAAGGCGGATGTGACGGGAAGGGGTGTCCTCATGTGTGAAATTTCCAAATAGGTGCTATCTGGAAGTTTGATGTTTTTTTAAGAGGCGGTATCATACCGCCTTTTCCTGTTTATTCCCTATTCTACCTTAGACTAAACCTTAACCAATGGAAAAACAACTGATCGCACGGGGACAGGCGACCATTCTCGTACAAAAAGACTCCTACACGATTCACCAGTCCGTAGGTGAATATATCTTTCCGGCAAACAATAACGGTGCTCTCTCACAGGCGGTCACTTTCAGTTCCACCATCAAGGTGACGCTGGGCGACGACAACCTGACGAACTTTACGATAGGCACCGTTACCAAACCTGCCGGGTTCTCCGCCATCACCGTGAACAACACGAACAAGACGGTTACCTACTCGGTTGCCGCCGGTACGACTACCATGGCAGACAGCGGGCTGGTGACTATTCCTGTAACGATTGCCGGACAGACATATAATATTACCTTCTCTTATGCCAAGGCAAAGACCGGTGCGGCAGGCGTTGATTCCAATATGCTCGACTGGATAAACGACTGGAACAGTGCCAAAACGGTAATAGGCTCCCAGGCGGTCATCACTCCCAAACTGTTTGCCGGAACAAAGAATGCGAACGGGACGATAACGGGTATTGCTATCGGCAAGTTCCCGCTAAGTACCGTAAATGCTTCCGGAGCGGTTGCCACCGAGACAATCAACGGTATCTACGGGTTCAAAGACGGATACAAGACATTCGCCATTGATACCACGGGAAGTGTATTGCTGGGCAAGGGCAACCAGTTCATCCGTTATAACCCGTCAAACGGGAAGATAGAGTTCGGCTCGGAAGTAACGCTGAACTGGGTGAATGCCATCAACACCGCCAAGACCGAAGCGATCAATTCCGCAGCGGTAACGGCACAGGCGAAAGCGGATGCTGCGAAGAACGCCGCCGTTGCCGCTGCCGCCACCGATGCCACAGGGAAAGTGGGCGCTATCAGGATAGCCGGACGCAACTATATCCGTAACAGTAATTTTACCACTGCACTGACAGGCGTAATAGCGGAAGGAACAAGCATATCCATTGATACGGCTACTCTTTATAATAATTACAGAACACTGAAGGTTGTGCAGAATATCGCTTGTACGGACGCTAACGCAGCCAGCCAGCGCACTTACTTTATGGCCATCAACAACCGGGTATGCGCCCCGGCAAGTTTCTCCATGTATGTCAAGGGGGCGGTGGCTTCGGTTATGAAGATACGTATCGGCATCTCGGGCCTCCGTACGGTGAACATCACAACCGCATGGCAGCGTATCGTCCTTGAAAACATCACGCCTACGTCCGCAGTGGTCCTCTTCGGTTTCCAAACCGTAGGGACATACTGGTGTGCCCTTCCTATGCTGGTTGAAGGCAGCAAGGCTGTGGACTGGAGTCCTGCCCCCGAAGACCTGTTTACCGGTATCACTGATGCCAGAAAGGCAGGTACAGATGCAAAAGCGGTTGCCGATGCCATCACTAACAAGGCCAATACGGAAGGTTGGGCGAACAAACTTACCTACATAGGCTCCACGGGTATCTTCACGGGAACGCTTTCGGCAAATACGGTGAACGCCGTCCGTATCAACGCTTCTCAGATTACCGCCGGAACCATTGACGCGGCGCGTATCAACGTAGCCGCCTTGAAGACATCACTGATAACAGCAGGCAACATCGAAGCCCTGACGCTGAATGTGGTGCGCGGAAAGATTGGCGGCTGGAGCATTGACACGGACTCTATTTACCGTGGTACGAAAAACAATACTTCCGGAGCATATACGGGAGCTTCGGGTTCGGTTTGTATCGGCTCGAACGGAATCAGAGGATTCAAATGGAGACTGGACGCAACGGGTGCGGGTGCCGTAGCGGGTGGAAACATCAGTTGGGACGCAGCGGGGAATGTTACGTTCGGCGCTACAGTCATTTTAAACTGGACTACCCCCATTAACACCATCACTACGGCACTCGGTGGCACTTCATTTCCTAAACTGACTAAAATTTCTTCTACGGGCATATATACGGGTACACTGACTGCCACACAGGTGAATGCGGTGGCTATCAATGCCGAAAGCATTACCACAGGCGCCCTTAGTGCGGACAGGATAGCTACCGGAAGTATCACTTCTGCCAAACTGGATGCGGCGAGCATTAAAGCCAACATCATCAACACCGCTTATATCAACGGGCTATCCTGCACATTTGTACGGGGAACCATCGGTGGGTGGAGGATTAACTCCACTCAGATATACAAGAATAGTGTCTATCTGGGAAGTGACGGTTCCATTACCAACTCAACCAAATGGAAGTTCAATAACGACGGTTCAGGGCAGGTGGCAAACGGAAATATCAGTTGGAACGCTGCGGGAGCGGTGACATTCGGAGCATCCGTCTCCCTGCAATGGAAGAACGACATTGAAACTTCCAAAACAACGAACTATGGCTACCGGTATTATAAGAAAATCGTCGTGAACGGTAAATCAGGAACCTATTACCCTGTCGTCTTCAAAGGCGGTGACCAGACGATAAAAAGGGATATCCTCATACGGCGAAGCTACAGCGAGCAGGCACCAACGGACTGGGATAACAACAGCACCACACACAAGGGCGGCCTGAGCCTGTTATTGAAAGTGAACTTCGGAGGCTGGGGTGGCGCGTCTTATTCATGGGACATATATGAACTCTCGGAAATCTACTCACGTATGTTTGCCGGTGCCGCTTATTGCGGCAATTACTGTATGTTCGCCGTTTACCTGCGTGGCGGGGGCGATGGCGGAGCCGTTTACCACCTGTATTCCGACCAGCCGATTGAGAGTGCGACATACAGCCCTTCACCCATTCCCCCCGCACCCCAGATCGCATATAACTCGGACCGTATCTTTCAAAGCGGCACGTCAACGGCAAACGCTCCTGCACCCCGTACCCTGACGGCTGCCGTGGAAGAGGAAATCCGCCGACATCGTTTTATCGGACTGGCACAAGGAAACGATACCACTTTGAAAGCGCATCCCCTGACTTACATCGGCTCAACGGGCATTTACACGGGCACACTGACGGCAAACCAGGTTAATGCGGTAGCCATCAATGCAAGCAGCATCACTGCGGGTACACTCAGTGCCGACAGGATAGCCGCCGGCAGCATCACTTCCACGAAACTGGACGCGGCAAGCATCAAAGCCAATATCATTAACACCACTTATATCAACGGATTATCCTGTACGTTTACGAAAGGTACAATCGGTGGCTGGACAATAACCGGTAATTCTATTTCAGGAGGACAAATTGTACTTGACAAGGCAAACAAACGGGTAGTCGTATATGGTGCTTCATCAGGTCCTACAAGTGGGCAAAGGGTACAGATTTACCATAACAGCAACACGGATTTCGGACTCTTTACAACAGATACGAATGGGGCAGTCGTTGTCCATTTAGGTTCCAATAACAAGATTGCCGGGTGGGTGATTAATGCCACGCAGATATACAAGAATAATGTCTATTTGAGCAGTGACGGCTCTATCAGTAATGGTACAAAATGGAAATTAAATAACGATGGTTCGGGACAAATAGCAGGCGGTAGTATAACATGGAACGCCGCGGGAGCCGTCACATTCGCTTCTTCCGTATCCCTGAACTGGACCAACGCGGCTACCAACGCCTTGAACTCGGCAAAGAGTTACGCCGATACCAAGAAAACGGAAGCCATCAGTGCGGCAGCTTCGGATGCGACAGCTAAAACCAATGCTGCCAAAGAACTGGCTCTGGCAATGGCTTTCGGCAAGGTGATGTATCGTGACCCGGAGTTTCGGAATGGCAATAACGGCATCAACGTATATAACAATAACGGAAACGGTACGGTAACGATAGTCCAGACGGGACTCTCCAGTGCGCCCAATGACAGCAAAACGGTACTGGAAATCAAGAATATCGGTAGTGCGACACCGGGAATCGGCGGTTTTTACTTTGCCACTCCCTGTTCCAACCGAAAAGTATTTATCGTCAGGATTATAGCCAAAATACCGGTCGGAAGAAACATCCAGTGGGCGAGCAACGCCATCGGTACTTCAGGCAGCAGTAAGTGGCTGACACCCAATGCGGGTAAGGGAGACTGGGCGGAGTACATATATAAAGTGACGTGCGGCACCTCCAACTTTTCTTCGACGAACTTCTTCTATCTGGACGGAGCGCAGGGTACTGCGGCGGCACCCGTCATCTGGCATGTCGCTTACGCAACCGTGTTCGACACGACTTCTTCCGAAAGGTATACCACCACCATCGACGCCAATGGAGTATATACCGGCACGGTACGGGCGGGTCAGGTGCTCGTTGACAGCGCGCTGGTAGTGGGCGGCAGCACTTATAACGGCAGCATCTCGGTAAGGGATGCGGGCAACAATGTGAAGGCGACGCTCGACCGTACGGGCATAACGGCTGTTGCCGGGAAGATCGGAGGCTGGAATATCATCTCAGGCGCTATCTATGCCTGTGCACCCGCCGGGGGACACCGGGTGTATATCACTTCCAGCGGATATATTTATAACGATGACGGTACACAGGACTACTGGGGGCTCAAAGCGGACGGTTCGGCGACGTTCGGCTATGGGAAGATACTATTCGACAACGACGGTTCGGGTTATGTGGCGAACCAAAACATCAAATGGGACGCGAAAGGCAATGTGGAGGTCAAAGGTAACATCACCGCCAATTCAGGATTGATTGCCGGCTTCACCATCAGCGGTAACAGGCTTGTCAATACGGCAGCCGATTCTTCCATTGAGTTTTCATCCATGATGGGAAACGCTTCCATGACAATCAATAGCGGTAGTGCGCTTCTTTCCCTGCGTGCCGATTCTGCGCGAAAGGGCATCTTCATTCAGACTTATGCAACGGGAGCCGTAGGATTATCCATTATCGCCAATGCCGGTTCTAATTATGCCATTGAATCATACGGTCCGGTACAGTTCGGACAGCGTGCTGGTGAACGGTGGTGCGTACCGGGTGTCCTGTATATCGGCTACAAGTACAATAGCGGCAACAGTGCGAGCTTCAGCAAGATATGGGGTGAAGGCTGCAATGTTACATCATCCTATCACCTGGGGAATGCGCAATATAAATTCTATCATAATTTAGGACATACCAACTATACCGTATTCGCACAAGGTTGTCAAAACACAAGATATTATGGCTTTTTTCGGCTAGTGGAAAGGGCTTCTTCTTACTTTGTCATTCAGAATGTAGGAAGTAACGGAGGGGCTGACGGCTCTCCTTTCGACTTTGTTATCTATGGTAGGAACAAATGGTATTGACTTCACTTACCTTTTTTGCCTTCAAGAATCCTATTCATGGAAAATGACTTATCTATGGAAATAAAAAACATCGTTGTAACCAAAAGCATGACGGCACTGACAGCCAACGCTTACTACCAGTTGGAAACGAGCGCGTCCAACGGAATCCTGAACCGTATCTCCGCCAACGTGCTGACTCCTGCGTCCGCTCAGGGACAGGAAGAATACCTGGGCAATATCAGTTATGAGAACCATAACCTCTCCTGTAGTTTCCTTTCGGTGAAGGACGTATCGGCGTACTTCCAGGACTTTGAAGGGTTTATGACAGAAATCGGAGCACAGCAGGAACAAGAAAAACAAAGTGAGTGACAACATCTTCGGCTTACTTTTCCTATTCCTTGAAAAACAACTTAAAGAACAACAATCAAACTTATGGAATTACTAATCAAAGACCGACTTTACATTCCAGCATTCCTTCCTAAAGAAGGCAGTTTCAAAGACTTCAACACAAAGAAAAGTATCCTGAACAAGATTGAGATCACGCAGGATGAACGTTCAGCCGTAGGGCTCAAAGAAAATGCGGAAACCAAGCGTATCGAGTGGGATGTGGAAAAAGACACCCCGCTGGTGACGGACTTCTCAGCCGACGAGATGCAGTACCTGAAAATATCCTGTGAGAAGATCTCTGACCAGAATCTCCCGGATGATATGTGGCAAACGGTTGAAAAGCTGTATAATGCGATTCAAGAACCGGAAAAAGAATCATAGGAATCATTTGTAGCATAAGATTTTGATAACCCGAGAAGGATGTCCCCTGGCCAAAGGGGCGTCCTTTTCTTTTTTAATCAGCAATGGCAAGACAAGACATCAATATGGATGCCTCCTGCGGGGAGGTAAATCTGGCGGATAACCTGACGGACAAGCGCATTTATCCTTTTGAGTATCTGGGAACGGATACTGACAGATATGCTTACGGAGAAATCCGCGTGCCCGGTAACTTCGAAAGCCGGTACAACGATCAGGACGGCATCCGGGTGCGTATCCCGTATATCCCGCAGTACAAAGAACTGAAAATTCGCTTCGCCCTGGAAAAAGGGGACGGAAACGAATCCTACCTGAGAAACCGCAGCGACAACAGTACATGGTTTACGGTACTTTCTCCCGGACTGGGGACGGTCTATCTTTCAGCCTTCCGCACAGTCAATGAAACGAATCACTTCAACTTGATCCTGCATGAAGGGAAGCTGTTACTATACAGCGCCAACGAAACGGATTTTATCATCAAACCCTCGCTGGAGCAGACAAAGGTATTCCTGCTCAAAGCATCCGCCGGAAACCTCTACCAGCATCCGACCACGGGTGTAGGGCTTATCAAATACCTGCACGGAAACTTTGAGAACTCGAACCTGCCGGGCAAGTTGCAACAGGAGTTTGAAGCGGACGGGATGATAATAAAAAACGCCTATATGGACTCTGAAACAGGAGAACTGTTACTGGATGTGGAAGAAAAACAAACGGACTAAAGCAATATTATGGGAAAATACAGAATAACCGCCGGGCAGAATATTTATGACGTTGCCATGTACCTGTACGGAAGTGTCGAAGGCATCGTAGACTTATTGATAAACAACCCGGGACTCTCTTTGGATGACACCCTGATAAGCGGCGAAGAACTGGAGTATACCGACGGCTTGACCATCAGCCCGGATATAGTCGCTTATAACAGGATGTACAGCCTCCTGCCTGCAAACGGGGAAAGAAACGTCTATCCCAAAGAACATGCCGGCAAGCGATTCATGGAGTTGTACGTGGACAGCAAACAGACAGCCGCCTTACTATTACTAAGCGGCAACGGTACACTGGAAATTGACTGGGGAGACAACACGGACATTGAAGCGGTAATACTGACCGATGAGGTGAAAGAGCTCCGGCATTACTTCAATGACAAGATCGCGTCCGTCCGCAGAATGAGTTTCTATGGAGAGGTAAAGTTCAGGATGCTGGACATAAGCCGTTCACACACATCATCCGTTTACCTGCTCCGTCCGGTCAGTATTGAAAAGTTTACCTGTGAAAAGATGGAATTGGATGTCTCCTTCCTTTCACTGGCAGAAGATGCATACGAGCTTTGCTTTGCCGGATTACAAACGGGCAGTCTTCTATCACTTTTGCCATTGAAAAGGTTAATGAGATTGGATTTAACCGGCTCTAAAGTAAAGCCTTCCGTTCTTGACACCTACCTGAAAGCACTCGTGGCACAGTACTATGGTAGACGGAATATGACTGTTCTCCTGTCTACTTTACCGTCGGGCACCTACCGGAAACCTGAGAAAGACAGTAATGGCAACTACCTGATTGCATCGGGCATGGAAGCCGTCTGGATGCTTACCCATGAACCCGCATGGAACGAGGGCGGCGCATGGACATTTATTATTAACAACCAAACTTACACCTATGAGCCGGACGATACGGGAAATTTATAACGAAGCCATTACAGAGAGAAATAAACGGTTGGAACTAAGCGAGTTCTCCAGTGATTCCAAAATGAGCATCATGAACGGGATTACGTGGACGGTGGCCGCCGCTATCCACAGCTTTGAAACCTTGCTCGATGTGTTTGCCGTGGATATCTCTACGGCTATTAATCTGCGTGTGAACGGAACACCCACTTTCTACGCCAACGCCCTTCTCCAGTACCAGAAGGGTGACGAGTTATCAGTCAGGGAAGACGGGCTGGCGTTCGGTTATGCCAATGTGGACGAGACGAAACGCATCATCACGCAGGTCTCCTACATTGAAAGCACGGATGATACCAACCTTGACAGCAAGCTGATACTGAAAGTGGCGACGGGAGAAAAGGGACATCTGGAACCGCTACCCGCCTCGGAGATGGTGCCGGTCAATGCCTATATAGGTAAGATGAAGTTTGCTGGGACGCGTATCGAGGTCATCAGCCGTGAAGGGGACGTGCTTATTCCCCGTATCACTGTTTACTACGATGGTGCCATACCGGAAAGCGAAATCTATGACAAGATTGAAGAGAAACTGAACGGGTATATCATGGGAATGCCTTTCGATTCGTCCGTTTATGTTTCCTCGGTTATTGAAGCGGTTCGCAGTACCGAGCATGTGACGGACGTATATATTGACGAACGGGCGACACCTGAACAGGGAATCTTTATCGCCTCTTATGATGCGGACGGAAACCTGTTGCCACCCGGAAAAGTGCATCGCATCACCAAAACATCGTCCGGTTTTATGAAACAGTCATCCGCCACGGGCAAGGAACAGGAACTGCCAACATTCCGGCAGGCAATCAGGCTAATCGTTGAAGGATGAAAGAGAACCGTTATAAACTATCAACTGACAAGCTGGTGAACAGGCTGGTGCCTTATTACCTTTCAGGCAGGAAGTACATCCTTTTTTTACAATGCCTGGTTTACCCCCTGCACTCCCTGAGTGAGAAATTCCGCGCCTTTGCGGCAGAGAAACACATCGAGGCACGCATGACTTCCCAGGTGATGTACTTCGAGTGGTACCTGAACCATAAATTTGCCCGGTACCTGAAAAACAGCGGGGAAAGGCTCGTGATTTCCCAGAGCGATTCACTAGGTGTGGACATCTACCACGAGGATTCCGCGTACGGCAAGCCCTTTACCATTTGGTACAACCTCGAAGAAGTGACACCGGACGTGGAGTCTGAAGAGAAGCCCCGCGAGTTTCACTTTCTGGCAGAAGAGAAGGCGATCAACCGTGTAAGCTTTATGGTGCTCGTTCCTGAAATAAACATCACTGAAAAAGAGTTCGTCTATATGCTCTCTTTTGTTATCAACACCTATAAAGTGGCCGGCAAGACTTACCTGATAAAAATAGACCAAACTAAAAACACCTAACCAACCTTACCCTGATACCATGAAAGAATACATTGCAGACACGGGCGGAAGATACACCTACGTGGATGACATCCTGAACCTTCAGGAGCTCGCCCTTTCCATGACGGCGATCTTCAACGCCTGCGAGGACTTTATCATCTCCGGATGCGAGATAACGGGCAATGCCATCTCGTCCGGCTATGTCTGGATCAACGGCAAAGTCCGTTACTTTGAAGGGTGCCACTCAGCAACTTTCCCTTATTATATCTACGAGAAAAACGGTACCGACACGGTGGTCTATGCCGGGGACGTGAACAAGAAAGGACGTGAGAATTACCTGTGCGCAGGCAGTAGCGTCCTTCCTTCCGTAAAGGATACCCTGACGGGCAAAGTTCCCTGCCTTATTGAAATCACCAAAACCTATGCGCCCCGCTTCCTGGACAAGTTCTTCGGGCATTACGCCGTCTTGCTGGATACTCCTTTCAGCAAACAGACCATCAAAAAAGAGCTGGTTGTCACCGGAAAGCTAACCACCGAACAAGGGCTGGAATCCAAGACCGCCGTATCCGTTGTTTCCCCTTCGGGATATTCCCTCAAAGGGTTGGTCAAACAAAACGGGACTGCTTCCTTCGGCTCTTACCTGAGCGGCTTGCTCATCAGTGAGATTTGTATCTCAACCGACGGCAGCATTTCATTCCTAAAGGGTGGAAACGAACTGGCGCGGATGGATGAAAACGGCATGAGCTATACCCATGCTTCCTGTACCAGCTCACGCATCGGCTCCTTGCTGATTGAAAAGAACTCTATTGTCAATATCGCAGATACCACGGACGAAGGTTCGGTGGATATTAATACCGTCCGCCTGAACGAGGAAACGAGTACCTTCCGTGACTTCCGGGTGTTTGACGGCAAACAGGCAGCTACACCTTTGCTTCATGTCAAAGGAAAGACGAAAGAAGTATATGTTGGCGGGACTTTTACCGTGGCGGGCAAATCCATTACCATCGCTTCCGCAGAATCAAAAACATTATCTTATACGGATGACGAAGGCGTGGAAACAGCATCCATCGGATTCATTTCAAGCCAAAGCACAGACTTTTCCCTTATCAATGCCATCGGAAACATTGAACTTTCCCCTAAAGAATCCGTAAACATTGCCGGAGACTTGAAGGTGAACGGCATCAGCCTGAAAGACATCTATGTCAATCAGAAGAGTTTTACGGATGCATTGGCAGGCAAAGTAAATATAATGAAGGGCAAACAGCTCTCCACTGAAGACTTTACCACGAATTACAGGAAGAAGCTGGATGCTATTTCTACCGGTGAAATCCAGACCGGGGGCGAAGGATTTGTTACCGCTACTCAGGTAAAAGAGTCACTGGCAAAGAAACTGACAGCTTCCTCCAACTTGTCGGACATACCGAATAAAAAGATAGCACGCACTTCACTGGAAATCTATTCCCGGGAGGAAACAGGCTCCCTGTTCCTGAAAGTATCCGGCAACCTGCAAGAACTCGTGTCCCTAACCGCCGACGAAGTAAACGACCTCACGGCGGAAGAGGCGGCAGCCCTGAAAGCCCAAAAGCAAACGGCGGTACGTGACAATCTGGATGCGGAGAAAAAAGGGACGGGAGCCTTGAAACTGGCGAAGGCAAGCAACCTTTCCGACCTATCGGACAAGACAGCCGCCCGCAGGAACATCAGCGTCTATTCAATTACGAAAGTGGACAAACTGCTTGCCGGAAAGCTGGGCACGGAAAATGCCTATACAGGTGTGGTCTTTACCGAAACCATGAAGCAAAAGCTGGAAGGAATCAAGACGGGCAGCTTTGCCTACGTAGACAACGACGACGTATCACACGCGGAGGTGGAAGGTTACGTGCTTCTTTCCCATGTCAGGAAAGAGCTGGCAAAAAAAGCCGACCGGATGCTTGCCGGATATACGGAGGAAGAGAAGAAAAGCGTTGCCGCCAATATCAATGTTTACTCCCAAAGCCAGACTGATACGAAGTATGCGGCAATCGCCTCGCTCTTTCAGGACTATATCAATTACCTTGTCTCCCAGGGAAAGAAAGCCGCTGATGCGCAGAAGATGCTCCGGGACAAGCTGGATGTGCTCTCGAAAACCGATGTCAGCGGTACTTACCTGAGAAAGGACAGCAAGCTATCCGACCTTTCACTGCCTGATACGGCTGCCAGAAAACAGGTATGTAACGCACTGGGAGCCGCTTATGCCCCGGAATACCAGACAAAGATTGCAGACACGGGGTGGATGCAAATGGCGAACTCCGGCAATGGAACGGACACCAGCCGGCTGTTCGTACGGCAGATCGGAAATATCGTATCCATACAGGGCGTCATCAATACGGCCCGGCGGGACGGCAGCAACATGGGAGGAACGGTCGCTGTGCTTCCGAACGGGATTTCCGCACCCCGCTACGGAGTAAGGACAACACTCTGCGACTGGAACGACGACGCGAAGTACAATAGGGGTACTACCTTTATCCTGAGTGGCGGAAGCCGGAACATCCGGATATTTGAAAGCGGATGGTACAATGTGAACACCGACATGAACTTTACATACATGGTATAACTAATAACTAATTATGAAGAAAATCAATATTCAAAAGGATCTGGACAGCCGCCGGGAAATCTCCCGGATGGCATATCGTCCCCAAAGTGTGAGAGCAACCGAAGTAGAACCAATCCCCCTACAGAGCAATGACCAGAGCGAAGAGGAAATACGGCAGCCGGCAGACAAAATTCGTACCGACACGGGAAAAAAGGGCGTTCGCCGACGGGCGCCCCAAGGGAACCCGTAAGAAATACCCCTTTGAACAGACGCCACTGGGATTTCTTCTTAAATATGAGATGCCCGTCGTATATGACATTCTGCAAGACAAGTACAAGAACCCCAGACGTTTCCACCCCGCAGCCGAGGTAGTGGAACTGGTGTGCAGGGCATCCAGGGACCCCACCTATAAGAAGCCCAAATTCCGGCGTTGTATGAGCGCGTACATTGCCGACGGGCTTTGCTGCAAAAGAGGCAAGATTCTCACCCAGGAACGGAAGGCGTATTACGAGTCAGTACGCAGGAAGAAGATGGAGGCGTTCATTGCGGGAAACCGGAAGAAAATAAAGATTCTCCAAGAACAGGTTTTTAATAATGTATTTAAAAAAGATTCGGGAAGTGATATATAAATATATATGGTTCAACGGGTTGAATTCCATATTTGAAAATTTATTTTAAGACTCTTGGAGCGTAAGAAATAACCTGTTATCTTTGCCGGAAATTAATTGATTGCCGGGTAATTCCGGGCGGAAGAATTACTTCACTTTCCCCATTGCCCACCATATTGTAAATTGAGATGCGGCACGCCTATGAACCGAAGCAGCCAGGCATCACGTTCCGATTCTTCGGTCTTTTCCAAAAAAATGCTTTTATGCAGGAAGAAAAAAACAACGGCACAGCCACAGTTGTGCCTGCCGGTGAGCTGATGAACCTATTCTCAGCCGCACAGGAGAGTTACCAGGAAGCGCAGATACGAACTGCGGAAGAAAACAAAGGATTTTCCAAAACGGAGTTTTTTAAGATGGACAAGCTCGGCACCTACAGGCTGCGCATACTCCCGGCTATCCCGTCAGCGGACGGAAGAGCTGTACGTAAGAGTTATGAGTATCCGGTGCACCAGATGTTGTTGGAGATCGAGAAGCCGTCTTCAGGAGGCAAACCCCAGTACATCTATGTCAATGCGGTACGCGCCACCGATGCAGGCTTTCCGCTGGATATTATCGACACTTACCGGAAGGCGGCAGTAGCGGCTGCAAAGGAATCGGGCGATGAGAAACTTGCCGAGAAGATCGCAGGTGGTAATTATGGCGGAGGACTGAAATTCTCCTATGCACACTGCGCCTATATCTTTGACATGAACGAACGTGCCAAGGGAGTGCAGTTACTTACCCTGAGCCATTCGCAGTATAAAGAACTGGATGACCGCAAGTTCAAGCTCTGGCAAAAGAAGCTGGCTAAGAACCCGAAATACCCGTGCCCTATCTCATCGGTAAAGGATGCTTATCCTGTGGAGATCGAAAAGAAGAAGAACGGGCAGAAGACCGAGTATGCCATCTCCATCGACAATGAATCCGACCCCGACGAATTGAGCATGGAAGAGCTGACCATGCTGATGAACACCCCGCGGCTACCGGAAATAGTTCTGCGCTACACCCGTTATCAGCTTGGCGCCACCATCGAATACCTGAAACAATGCGACATCAAATACGGGTTACAGGTGATGGAAACGGATGAAATGAAAGAAGCCATTGCCAAGTTAGAGGAAGAACTTCCAAAGACGGATACCAGTTCATTCTCCTTTGACAAGCGTAGCAAGGACGCGAAAGAAAATGCGGAAAGCGGCGCGTTGTCCCTTGACATGCTGTTCGACCGTTTTGACCAGCTTCAGGAGCAGTCGCTGGGTGACAAAACCGAAGAGGGACAGGAACTGCGCACGATGATACGCACCTTTATCGAGCAGGAGAAGCTCGGTGTCCGTGTCACACGCACCACTACCAACGCGGCACTGCTGGAGATGATCGAGCAGGAGATACAGCAGCCGGGTGAAGAACCTGAACCGGCAAATGCCGGAACTCAGGAAACACCCACCGAAGAACCGGCTGCCACCAAGACGGAAGCAACTGAAGAACCCGCTCCCAGACGCAGAAGATAAACGATCAATTTTCATAAAGTACCCATCTGTAAGGGAGAGGCAAAGCGCCTTTCCCTTCCTAACTTATACCCTTATGAATCCAAAAGAACCCTGTATGTTATTGCTCAATGACATACATATATCCAAAGATAACATTCCGGATTTTTCCCTGAACTGGAGCGAAGCGCTCTCCGTCTGTAAGCGTATGGACATACATACAATCGTACTGGGCGGAGATTTATTCTTTTCGCGTTCGTCACAGACGTTGGATGTACTGCTGGCTGTACATGATGCCTTGCTGGCTGCCCGGAATCTGAACATAGATGTAATTCTTGCCAATGGCAACCATGACTTAGTGAATCAGGAAGCCGTTCGCGGCTATTGTCATATCTTCGACACGCACGACAATGTGCTGGTCATTGACGAGTACCACACCCTTTCCAACCCGGAGTGGAGTTTCATGCTCCATGTCATCCCGTACTTTCCGGAAGACGGAAGCTTCACTGAAAAACTGAATGAGGTGATAGAGAATGAGGTAAGTGCCTGTAAACAAAACTACCTTTATATCCATGAGGGTATCAACGGTGCGCTTTCCCGTCCTGCCGATAAAGAGTTGCCTGTCAATATTTTCGGTGACTTTGACAAGGTGTTTGTGGGACATTACCACAACCGTTGCACGGTAGCTCCCCATATTGAGTACATTGGCTCGTCCCGCCAGCATAATTTCGGTGAGGATGAAGAGAAAGGCTATACCGTCCTGTTCACGGATGGTACGACAGAGTTTATAAAGAATCGCGCTAACCGTCGCTTTATGGTGCTTGACATACCGGATGATAAAGTGGATATCCACCTGACCGACCGACTGGAGGAACTGAAAGAAGACGGCAGGTACAAAGTAAAAGTACGTGTCCATATCGGTGAAGCCGGTATATCTTCTATCGACAAAAGCAAACTGTTGGAAGCCGGAGCGGCAAAGGTGGAGGTAATAACAGAAGAACTTCATGCCACCCAAACTGCTGAAACCGGGCTATTTGAAAAGTTCGACGGCGGGAAGATACGTGATAGCTACTGCCTGTTCTGTACGGAGAAAGGAATCAATGAAGAATTGGGATTGTCTTACCTTAAATCCGATGCGTCATGTGGAAACTAAATGATTTATGTGCCGAAAACATCTGTTCCTTCAGCAATCTGCGTTATGTGCTGAATCAAGGCGTTACCACGCTCGTGTTCGGCAATAACCTGGACAATGACAGCCAGCGTTCCAACGGTTCGGGTAAGTCCGCTTTGATTGAATGTATCGCAATGGGTATCACAGGGACGCCGCTCCGCAAAGTGAAAAATGAAGAGATTATTAACGATGAAGCGGACGAATGTCGAATTTTCCTGCAATTTTTCAATGATACTTCTGATGAAGTGTTTACTATCCTTCGACGTATATTGCGTAAAGGTGGCTCAATGGTAGAGTGCCGGATTGAGCGGGAGGGTAAAATAGTCACAACAGATGAAGCAGTTTGCCCCAGTGTGGATGCCTACAACAAGTATATCCTTGAAAAACTGGGTATTACCAGGGATGAACTGTACAATAACTTTCTTCTTTCCAAATACAAGTATCAGGACTTTCTTTCCAGTTCCGACAAGGACAAGAAAGAAATCATCAACCGCTTTTCCAATGCCGGCCTTGTGGATGTTGCTATCGAACAGATATTGACAGATAGAATACCGATGGAAGAAGCGTTGCATCAGGCTGAACTGGATGTTGCCGGATTGGACGGGCGAATCGAAATGCTAACCCAACAGATACAGAAAGAAGAGGATTCTGTTCAGGAGAGAGCCCGGAGCAAAACCGAAAGAGTGGCGGATATGGAAAAAAGCATCGGTGAGAAACGCTCCCTGATACGGGATTGCAAAGAAGAAATAGAAATAATGAAAGCTTCTTTTTCCGGTGTGCAACTGGCAGACAAACAGTTGCAGGCATTGGAAAACAGTGAGTCTTCCATTGGCGAATGTCTGGAAGAAATAACTGCCCTACTGGCTCCGTTACATAGTGGCACGCTTTCCGACTGGAACGGGATAGTAACAGAAAAGAAAAAGGATATCGAAAAGCTGGGTAGGGAACTGTCGGCATGGGATACGGCACTGGATGAAGCAGGTAAGAAGCTGCATGAGGTAATGATGATGCGCAGCTCCTTACTGGAAGAATACCGCACTTTTTCGGAAGATTTCAAAGTGAGAGTCAGCGGGTACGATGACGAATTGGAACGTCTGGACAATCAGATTACAGGGCTCGGTAAACGAATCACTGAACTGGGCAGGCAAAAGACTACTCTTTCTACCGTTATCGAAAACCTGAAGAATAAGCTGGCGGGCACGATTACATGTCCCGCGTGTCATCACCGGTTCATTTTATCGGATGAAAGTTTCGATGTGGAAGCGGCGCACGGGCAAGTAAAGGCGAAGGAAACGGAAAGTAACGGGCTGGATAACCTGTTGTCAGATTGCCGCAGCCAATCGAAAAGCATGGAAGAAGCGGAAAAAAATATACGCACTGATAAACGTGCCCTTACCGCACAAAACACCGTATGGGAGGAAAAGCTTCAAGGAGTGGATAAGGAAAGACGGACTGCTATCGGATTACAGGAAGAAGCAAGCCTGTGCAAAGAAAAGACACTCCGGTCTATACATTCCATGCAGACAGAACTGGACGGTATCCGCCGGAAAGTGTTTGATGAAGCTTTCTCGCTTTTGGACGATGCGTACAATAGCATTAACCGGAAAATAAACGGGCAGAAAGAAGATATCAGTGCGGCAGAAAGCGCAGTTCAGATGCTGGAAAAAACAATCAGTGAACTGAAAGAATCCGCTAACGATACGGTCATCACTGGTCTGAAATCTTCCTTAAAAGAATACCGCACCCAGTTGGGCGTTGCGGTTGCTAAAAAACAGGAACTGGAAAAGCAGGTGAAAGCATTCACGCGACAGGCGGAAGTCTTTTCACAGTTCAAGTCGTTCCTGGCTAATACCAAGATTGCGGCATTGGCAAAAGTCACCAATGAGTTTCTTAAAAATATCGGCAGTGACATCCGGCTCCGGTTCTCCGGTTTTACGACGCTGAAATCGGGCAAGGTACGCGAGAAAATATCGGTGAACCTGCTACGCTCCGGCATAGATTGCGGCTCCTTTGACAAATTCTCCGAAGGGGAGAAATGCCGGGTGAACCTTGCCACTATCCTGGCCATGCAAAAGTTAGTGAACAGTAATTGTGAAGGAGACAAAGGACTCGACTTGTTGTGTCTCGATGAAATTCTCTCCCCGGTGGATGAAGACGGGCTGGCAAACATGTTCAGTGCCCTGAATCGGTTAGGCGTTACCGCACTTATTGTCTCACATGGAAATATCAGCGAAAGCTACCCTTACAAACTTGTAATCAATAAACAGGATGGCAAATCCTATATCAATCACCTAAACCAATAACTACTATGAAAGAAGAAACCGAAGAATTGAAACGGGAGCATATACTGGCTCTCGACATCGCTACCCATTGCGGGTATTACAGTGTGCATGAATCCGGGACGTGGAACTTCACCGAAGGAAAGCGCCGGAATGACAACAAGCAACATCTCGCCCTGAAGAATACCCTGACGGACTTTATTGTCAAACACGGTATACGCCGGATTGTGACCGAAGACGTGTCGGTAAACAAGCACTTCTTCGACATGCGCAAGCTATCGGAGTTCCGGGGCGTATTGCTCTGCGTCTGCGACGAACTGAACCTGCCCGAACCGGAGTTCATCAACCCGAAGGTACTCAAAAAGTTCGCCACGGGCAACGGGAATGCCGGGAAACAGGAGATGGTGCAGGCTTACGTGCAGCGTTTCAACCGACAGCCGCTGGATGACAACGAGGCGGACGCCTCCTGGTTATACTATTATTACATCAGCAAATACCGTATCAACTAAACCCGGATGCCCATGCAGAATAACCTTTATTTCAATGAATTGACAGCTACAGATTATATTCTGAAACTTAGCGGCTGTCACG